GCAAGGATGCGTCTTTCCTCAAGTTTTGTGTCGTTTAACTTTGTCTGTCCTTCAAATGCAAAACGAAGGAACCATTTCTTATTCTTCTTTTCCAGCATCGGAGCTGAAATCTTTCCATCTTTCCTGTGGTTACGGATACTCACTACGTCAGTGTGTTTTAAGGATACTGTAACCCAGTTCCAGTCATTGTTTACGAACACCTTCAGTCTGATGGTATCCGGATTTTCTCCCGGTCTGTACATGTTATCCTTGTAGAAAACCGGCAGTTTGTTAAGTCTGACTTGGAACGAAGGCTGTTTTTCTTTTGAAGTAGCGTTCTCCCAGTTTGTAAGATTTGAATGGTAAGAACTCAAGTGTCCTAACGCCGTATTGATCACTGCAAATCGAAGATAAGATGGCATTTTATGGAACTTCTGATCGAACTCTTTGAAGACTGCTGTATTTGTTTTCGTTGAGTGGATCAGATAATCTGCATAAGCGAATCTTTCTTTATTACGCGGATCTAAAGTTTTTAAAACATCCCAGTGGTCTTCAAAAGCTTTCACGCAGAAAGAGACAGCATCATTGTAGATCTTTATGGTGTCTCGGAATAATCTGTTGATATGCTTTATCTCCACGGCATAGCTGCACATGATCTTCATAACCTGTCTCCTTTCCTGGTCTTTGTTTCCATTGTTTTAAGCCCAAAGTAATTGACAATACATTTGTATAGTATTAATAAGGCTCACTTTTTGGAAAACTCGTCAGAAAATCACAAAGAATTGTAAAAAAAAGAGCTGGACATCCATCTCCGCAGCTAAAGCTACGGAGTTTTGCCAGCTCAGTTATAAACTTACTGCTCCGAAAACGTGTGTCTGCGGTCCAGAAAAGTAGCCATTAACCCATAACGTATAAATACAAAAGGCTACAAAACATCCGACCGCCAAATTACGGATTTTCCACACGATTGGATGTCTGCCGATCTTGCCACGAAGCAACCAGAGCCCCATTTTTGTTCCCTTTTTTGAATTACAGCACCTGCATGCGCAAACTAAATTTTTGACGTCATTTGCTCCGTCAATCCCATGTCTTTTTGCCCGTTTTTGAACTCTTGGGTCATACATCAGTTTGTTGACCGGATAAAGGTGATCCACTGTGACGTCTTTATATAATAGTTTGCGCCCACAGTAAACACAGCGGTATTTTGCAGGCTGTACTGGTTTATTGTGTTTGAAGTATTCCTGTCTATAGGTATCACTTCTTGTATACTTCATTTCAACAACATGCATCTCGAGATTGTATTTTCTTGCCCAGAGTCCCCAGGTATTCACATCTTCCCAAGTTGCATCATTTCTTTCATAAAAGCTGGAATATGCAGCTTTTCTTTCGTTGTATGTAAATCCATTTGCAGTTAATGTACTGTCATATTTCGTGATAGGATTGTATTTATTCTTTGATGAAATTCGTAAATTATATGTCTTCTCTTGATTCTGTTCGTTCATAATGTTTTTCCTATACTGGTGCTTTATGCATAAGTCGTTTTCTTTTCCGTCCACCAGTCTCTATATTCAATTATCCGTATTCAATTGTATTATTCAGTTGTATTCGTTTTAAATTGTATATAGTTTTCCTTTCTTTTTACTAACAATAAGGCTCACAAATTCGAAAACTCGTCAGGAAAATAAAACAAAAAGGAAGAGGAATATATTCAGTTTCAGATGTTTTTCTTATCCTCATCCTAATCCTTTTCCTTATATCCTCTTCCTCTGTCTTTTCCTTATCCTTAACTCAGCCACTGCTTAAACGGATCGGTGTTGACGTTACTCATGATGTACCATTTCTTTTTGTCTCCATCCCATCGGGCTCCGAGACTTTTCGCTTTGTCTTTGTCATCAAATGGAACATTCAAATACAGTTTCTTAATGGATTTTACGGCACCACTGCTTGACATCCATTTTGAGAACGCACTTAAATCGGTGCCAGCTGGAACATACCAGCACTTCTTCTGTCCATCAAATCTGGCGCCTAATCTTTTAGCTTCGTCCTTGTCGTCAAACGGTACGGATAAATAAGTTGCGACGTCTGATGCTTTTAAAGCCTTTGGTTTCGGCGCCGATCCATCAGAACTGCCTGCAACGACACCATCTTTTGCAATCTTTCCCTGTAATTCTGGTGTGATTGTTGCGTTTTTCAGCATGTTTACATAGGTTGTAATCATCTGGTTCATCGCCACGTTGAAATCATTTGCTTTAACCTGTCCGTTTGCGATGTTTTCAAGAGCCTGTTCCCATTTTGCTGTCATTTCCGGGATCAAAAGCTCTGGAATTGTTGATTCTACGATATCGAAAATAGCAAACCCTAATGGTTCTGGGGTCAATACCTGTGTTTTCTTATTTAGAGCAATGTAGTTATTTGTAACAAGCTTTTTGATCGTTGCAGCACGCGTTGCAGAGGTTCCGATACCAGCACCTTTGATCTGAGCACGTAATTCTTCATCCTCTATCAGGTTGCCTGCATTTTCCATTGCAAGTACGATAGAACCGGATGTATAGCGTGCAGGTGGTTTTGTTTCTCCTTCCGCAATGTTGTAGGTTGCCGGATAATCGTTTCCTTTTACAAGTGAATTTACTCCATTTGGTAAGCTGCTGTTGGACTGCGGAATACCGACACATTCAAGGAATCCCGGAGATACCAGAGTCGATCCGCTTGCGTAGAATCTGAATTTTCCATCTGTGGTAACTTCTGTGATTGATAACTTCTTATAAACAGCTGGATCCATAAAGATGCTGACAAACCTGCGGACGATTAAATCGTAAACGATTGCTTCGTTGCCAGATAAGCTTACCTGCTGTCCTGTCGGAATGATTGCATAGTGGTCTGTTACTTTGGAGTCATCTGTGTATTTACTATTAGCGACTCCCTGATATCTGCCACTATGTAAAATATCATTCACAAATGCAGCAGTCGGTTGATAACGCAATAACCCACTAAGGTTTACATCAATTTCGTCCGCAATAGCGCTGGATAACACTCTGGCATCTGTACGAGGATAAGTAGTAACTTTCTTTTCATACAAAGACTGTGCAATCTCAAGCGTTTCATCCGGAGAAATATGTAATACTTTAGAACAAGTTGCCTGTAACTCTGCAAGGTTATACAAAAGTGGTGCAAACTTCTTTTCTTCCTTTGTACTGATGTCTTCCATTTTGAGATTACCAGTCAGGTTTGCGATCAGTGTTTCCGCATCCTGGCGGCGTTTAAATCCCTGATCCGAGTACATCAAAGATTCATTTCGTTTCATAAACTCCGGATCCGCTTTCCAGGTCGCCACAATGTCATCTCCATCACTCATGATATGAGACTGGACCTTGTAGAACTTCTGCGGTACAAAGTTTAAGATTTCTCGCTCTCTTCTGACGATCATGCCAAGGACACATGTTACAACACGACCAACGGATACTTTTGTATCACGTGATAACAATGAGCGGTATTTTAATGCATAAGCTCTGGATACATTGATTCCGAGAGCATAATCTTCGATTGCTCTCATGTAACCACTGTCAATCAGATTCTGATAAGCAGAGATTGGCTTTGCTTCTCTGATACCTCGTAAGATTTCAGCTTCTGTCTGAGAATCGATCCATACAACAAGTTCTTTCGCGTTTGGATTATGACCTGCTTCTTGGCGGACAAGTGCCTGAATATAAATACCTTCACGAGCAGAGTCACCGGCATAGTAAATAGCGTCGATATCAGGTCTGTTGTATAAAATCTTGATCACGCGGAACTGAGCGGCAACATCTTTGATCACTTCGTATTTATACTGATCAGGTAAAAATGGAAGAGTATCCATACTCCATTGTTTTAAAGACGCATCATAAACCTCTGGATAACTCAATGTCACCAGATGTCCGACACACCAAGTGACAATCCATTCGTCGTTCTCTATATATCCGTCTTTTCTTCCGGAAACGCCGAGAACCTGGGCGTATGTTCTTGCAACTGAGGGCTTCTCAGCTATAATGATTTTCTTTCCCATGAAAATAGTTTCCTTTCTTTGTGAATATCTATAAATAACAAGGCTCACGAACCCGAAAACTCGTCAGATTTCAGGTCCGAAATCTGTTATTTTGTAAAGTAATCAATTGCATCCTTCCACTCCGCAAGCAATTCTTCCGGAACCTCCGCATTGTCATGGAATGGGATGATAATGTATGCATAATCCTTCATTGCAGATTCCAGGATATGCTTCTGATGATCGAGAACATGATTGAACACGAACATCCAATTCTGGATCAGCTTTCCCTGGAGTCCGATAAATTGTGCAATCTTTTGTAAATCCATCTCTTCTGCTGTGCTGACCATGATATTCATGTCTGCGTGCATCATTTCGTTTCTGTCCATGATGCTCAATTCGTTGTACACGCCTTTGTCCTGCACAATAATTCCGCTTTTAAATGCATTAAATCGGTCAACTTCGTCTGTGACTTCATGAACCATATAGTTATCCGGTATCGAGCACATACCCTTATGGTCAAACCAGACGTCTACGTCATAGATATCTGTAATTGCGGAAGCTAATGATCCGGCTACATAACTAGTGCCGACACTGTGATCAATTCCGCTTACAAATACATTCAGACGGCTAAGATGAGGAATTTCTTTTTCTTTCCGTCTGCCAAACAATGATGGTTTCTTTTGTGGTTCAGGTTTGTTTGACTTTACTTCGGAAACTACTGTTGTCGATTCCTCTACTTTTGGTTCCAGTTTTAGCGGTTCTTCCTGTTTTGGTTCCGGTTTAATAGGTTCCAGTTTTGGCGGTTCTTCCTGTTTTGGTTCCGGTATTGAAACTTGTTTTGGAACTGGCTCTGGAACCGGAACTGGTTGCGGAACCGGAACTGACGGCGGAACCGGAATAGGATCTGGAACCGGAACTGACTCTGGAACCGGAACTGGCGGCGGAACCGGATCTATCTTTGTCTTATCCTTCTCTTTGTCCTCTTCTTTGTCTGCCTTTTTCTTGAAGAACTCCAGTTTTGGCTTCTCTTTCTTAGGTTTCTCTGGCTTCTCTTTCTTAGGTTTCTCCGGTTTCTCTTTCTTAGGTTTCTCTGGTTTCGGGACCTTTTCTTTTGGAGGCTTTTCTTTCGGAACCTTTTTCTTGTCCTCCGTTTTATCCTTTTCCTGTTTTTCCGATTTTTTGATCGGTTCTAATTTCTTCTCATCCTCATCCTTATCCTTCTCCTTAACTTCCTCTTCCTTATTTGTTTCCTTAATTTCAGGAGCCGGAACATCTACCATTTCCCATGTTTCTGCGAACTCATTTGCATCAGAAACGACTTTTTTCTCATGAACTTGTATATCAGAAACAATCGGTTCTTCTTTCTTGTCCTGATCCTCATCCTCAATCTGTTGCTCGGTATCTTTAGTTTTCTTCTTTTTCTTGTTACCAAATCTAAACCGACTGAACAGACTCTGCTTTTCCGGTTCTGGAACGTAGTGATATGTAACTTCTTCATAAACCCAGTCTTTATGGTAAACAGGACGTTTTAATCCCAATTCCGCATAAATACTTGTGACTCTCAAAGAAAGCGGATAAGGGCACACATTGCTGTGATATTCTGATATGTTTGTACTTCTGTAAGTTGTCAAGAATCCGGACAATTCCTCTTTTGATGCTCCAAGAAGGATGACTTCAATCTTGTTCTTTACTGACTGAGGCATCTCAACAAGGAATTGGTCAATGATCGTCTTGTTTTCGAGACGACCTTTGCAGACTAAGTACAGTTTTGTAAAACTGTCATCAAATTCCTGCAGGAATCCAACTTCGCCGAATATGGTAACGATCGTATCTTCTGTGATCTCTCCTTCGTAGTCATTTGGATAATACCGGACGCTATTGACTACAAAAGTTCCGTTCTCTTCAAAGTTCGCTTTTGCTGTCTCAAATAAGTTTTCTTTCGTAATCGATTCTTTTAATGCGACGGAGTGGTCACCGTCCGCTATGAAATTTGCAATATGAGTAGCAACTGGTACACAGTCAACATCACTCATTAATGTGAATACGCCAATATTTAGTGCCATCGTTTTTGTACTCCCAATTTGCGTTTACTTCTGTTTTATGAGCGGTTCTGTTTATAAAATAATTGACCGCCTACTTGGTTATCCTAAATATGGCTCTCGAGCAAACAAAGGAATACAAAAAAAAAGAGCCAGTTTAATAGAACTGACCCTTCTTTTCCTACTTATAGAGATCTGAGATATAGGCATCAAGACCATTGTTTTTCGCGATCGTCTGAGCTTTTGCCATCATCTTTGGTATGTAACGGCGTACCGTTGATTCAGAGACTCCAAGGTTTTCCGCAATCTTGACGTTTGACAGTTTGTTTACGATCCCTAAGAGGAGTCCCAATTCAAAATCAGACAAACCATCAATGACTGCTTCGAGACCGCTGTGAAGCTCATCTTTCCATACGCTGCCAAACAATTCCGAATCCAGCATTTCGCATTTTCTGCTGTTTTCTTTTTCGACCCGGTTTCCTGTCGATATGACTTCGGTTCCTTCTTCGACGAATGTTACGCGCTGCATATTGTATGTGTTGTCGGCTACTTGACGCTTTTTCGTTGAGTATGACAACTTAACGCCACACGGAGCATAGCCTTCCCAGATACGCCTCTTACTGCCATATTTATCGAATGCGTGCTCAAACGGAAAGCTTGTAATCCCTTCCTCGATTGCCTTGTTGATCGCTTCGATGAAATTTAACATTTCGATCTGGATGATGTCCTCGAAATCGAGACCACAGCTCATAAGTTTCTCTTTGCGGGCTCTTTTCGTAAAAAGAGGTTTATTGGCATTGAGAAGGTTAGACATCGCTTCCTTCTTTTCTTCCTCTGTCGCACTCACGATCAATAAGACTGTATACTGCTGCTCATTATACTGCTGCCAGTCTTTGAATTCTGACTCTCTGCCAGGCATTTTGATCGATAACAGACGCTTGACATCCTGCGACGTCATGGTTCCTAATGTTCCAGTATCTTTAGTCACTGGATTTGGTACATCATTCATATGTTTTATCCTCCTTGGATGTGTTAATTTGTTAACCTAAATATGGGTTTTGCCCGTGACAAACGGATTGAATATATAGATAAGTACTATAGTTGTAGTACGATATGTAAAAATACAGAACGTAATTGTTTGTACAAATACATTGTTTTATTATTATTGTTTGTTCATTATTTGGTATTTGTCGTTGAAATACGACATATTTGATTACTTGAATGTTATGAAATCCTGTTTTCTGAATTGAACTAGTTCAAAATATTAGTCTACTTATTGTTTTATTTCTTTGTTTTGATAATTATCACAGATTCGTGATATATTGAACTGGAACAAAAAGTTCCGTTTTCGATAGATTTATTACTCATGTGTTAAGATAATTGTTTACTTGCTCTTTTTGTGTACGGAAAAGGAAACCGGCTCTTATTTACTCCCGGAGATTGTTTACGAATGCTGGCAGCATAAGAAATGAAGACAAATGTCTGTAAACATAAATGTCGGAGCCGACTTAAGATGGAACAAATGATCTGGTGCCGTTTATATGTTTCCTTTTCCATATGATATTAATTTTTTTTAGTACTTCCTATGGTTGTCCGATTTGTGTATCCCGTCAGATGGGAAACGAAGAAAGCGGCACCAAAATGTTGGAGACGATCTGCTGGCAACAGAAACTTTAGAGACGAATGTCTGTGAGGTTTGTCCGAATGGGCTTTAAAACATTTCGGTGTTTGCGAGTTGCTTTCCTTTCGATGTGTCTACAATATCACTTTTCAAAGTACTATGCAATAGCTCTCATTTGCATAAATAATGTATGTTATTGTATGCAATAACTCTAATAATATATGTGGATTTTTAAGTAGAAAAAGAAGACGCAACAGTGGCGTCTCTTTTCAAACATAGCTCCTATTCAACATAATAGATCACAGATATCACGAAATTCTTTTTCTAATTTGTCTGCTAATCGTTCCAATTCTTCTTTCGTCATGTTTGGTTTTCTCTGACGATTATAAGACGGCAGTAACCCTTTCTTGTACTCTCTTTTGCAGTCTCTGAGAATTTCCTCTATTGATATCTCATAGAGACTGCATAAAATAGCAGCTTCGTATAGCTTTAAATTTCCGTTGCCGTTTTCGAGGTCTGAAATATGCTGTGCTGATGTTTTATACTGATATTGTTCCTCCAGTATAGAAACCACATCATGTTGTTTTAATTTCTTTTTTCTTCGGCTTTCATTTAATTTAACACCAACACTGTATAAAAAATCTTGTTCTCCTTTATCATGTCTCTCTTTATCAATTGCCATATTTCTATTACCGCCTTATCGCATCGTGTTTCTTTTCTGTTGTATTATTTACAAAATCATACCATTTTTCATAGTGAAAGTCTGCATTTTTAAATACCGGAACGTTATAAGCCATAACTTGATATACTTCTTCTATACGTTTTCTATCCGTTTCGTCTCCATGATATAAAACTGTGTATTTAATTCTACGTATATCTAACGGAAAGGTGTCATCATTCACGACAAAATGCATCATATTCTCGATCACCTCTGTCATATACTCAAATTTAGCAGAACCGGTATTTTTTATTTCTTTTATGTTCAGGTCGCTCTCATTTATTTTCGACATCAGATAAGATTTGACTGCATCATGAAGATTGATTTCCGGCTCATCAATCATGATATATTGGTTTTCTGAATTCTCTTTATTGTAAAACAAAGCTGAAGTATCCAATATATATAGATCCTTTGTCAATAAGCCAAAACGAGCCAGTAATGGCATTATCGGAAACGGGTTTGTTTCGATCTCGATCGTTCTCTCATCCATTGCAAAAATATCACGAGGACATAACACATAAAACACATCTATGCTGTTATGGTAAATGAAATCTGCAATCAGTTTGTTGAATCTTATGTACTCGTAAGTGCGATGAAAGTTCGGTTCATGGAGCAGATACTGCCAGTAATCTACAAGAGAAAGATACTGGTATTGTTCATGAAGTAGCTTGCAAAAACCCTTTTTCATGCTAGACAAACCGACTGCTTTTGTTGGATTCAGATAAGAATCGCCTGTCATTTTTATTGGACTGTAAAATAGTAAACAGTTCGAGTATTCCGTCTGTATCTCATTAATTGTATTTATCCCAAGTGTATTCCATTTGTTTTCTCCCCAAGGTTGATAATAAACAGGAATCCCAAGTCTGCTGATTCCTATAATATCCAGCAAAACAGTCAAATTATCAACATCATTCTCTTTCTGTGATCCTTCCTGAAAGAAACGGCATATTATATCTAAACTCAGACCACCAATCTTTTCGGCTGCCGGATGTGTCAGTAACGACAATAGCATGATTCTTCTTTCGATATCCTCTTGTCTGCCTGCTCCGTTTGCTACAAGCCACATAGAAACACTTAATTTATCATCCTTATTGAATAATTCAAGTCCGTAATCGGTGATGGTATAACAAAACAACGTATGCGTAAATACTTGTGGTATTCTGGTATCTCTTCTTTCGATTCTATTTGAGAGAATAAGACCTTCTTTTTCAATTGCTTGTAATACGTTCGGCAGGTAATTTGTGATGATTGTATCTATTTCTGTAAGATTACTTTCTATATAAATATAATCAAATACGTCTTCTGAATAAAGTCTGCCAATGTATGTTTCCGGATTATAATATATCTCATCATAAAACCCAAATTGTTCTGCAATCTCGATCAAGGAAGTATATTTGTCGTCGTTGTTTTCGAATCCGTTTTTTATCAGACTTAAAATATATCTCACAATTGGATTCGAGAGAAGCGTACGCAGCCACCATTCTGGATTCAAAGAATTTTCGTTTATAACTGCACTTTCTCCTTGTTTGGTCAAAAACAATGTGTCGCTTAATTCGTTATAAGCAATAAGGTTTAAATGGATTGCAAGCGCAAGTATTTCGTCCACCACTCGGACATCCCCATAAGGTCGTGGTGCAATGTACTGGACTTCATCAAGACCGATAAATTGCATGCGGGTTCTGGATTTGACAAGCAATTGCCCGAGTCCGCTACATGGACCAGATACTCTTTGCTGCATTGGACCTCGAAATATTGTGTAATCTATGGTTAGAAATTCAGGTTCCGGATCTTTCGTTCTCATTTTATTGATTGCGGAAAACAGATCCGCCTGCATCATATCATTCTTATGTAATACGTCTACAGTTTCCATATATTCGTTATATTTCTTGGATTTTGGATAAAACATTGCCAAAAGATTCGCAATCTCATCTTTATTCCATGTTCTTGTTGGCCACGAAAATTGTCGTCTCATAACATGATCCTCCATTTCTGTTTCCAATATTTTCCAATTTTAACCCTCATGTCATAGAATACCACATCATTGTTGATTTGTATACTTTTCTTATACGACAAAAAGAGACATACATCGTTTCCGACGTATGCCTCTTGTTTTGTTGTATAGGCTACTCTGCTTTTGTTACATTTGTTGCAACTACACGATCGTTCGCATCTCTGCTTTCCTCGTATGTAACCTTTTCACCTGTGTTTAAGACTTTAAAGCCTTCCATGTTGATTGCGCTGTAATGTACGAATACATCACTTCCGTCTTCCGCTACGATGAATCCGTAGCCCTTTTTGCGATTGAACCATTTTACTGTTCCTGTTTTCATGTTCTTATTCTCCTTATTTGTTAATGATTGTATAGTCATCTGAAGCAAAACCATAGTCCTGTTCCAGTGCTTTTCGATATAATGCTAAGTCCTTTGGATTATTTGCGTCGAGTACTTGGATCGTTCCTACTCGCATTCCAGTTGTACAACATCGGTCGATCCCGAACATATAGACGCCGTCTTTCAATGGATCCATAAATCCGATAAACTCATCTGTAGTCCCATCTGGGTACAGTTCCATGAGTTCCATGTCATCTGCGATTCCGAACCGCACACGTCTATGAGCGATTCCTGGACAGAAACCATTCGGTAATGTTTTTAAGATATCTTTGTTGTTGATACGTATTCTCAGTTTGCTCATATAAAAGTTCCTCCAATTAGTACAAGTGTGGTCGCAAACAATAAATCAGGACCTAGCGGACGGGATTCCTTTAATTTTATAGGACCGTCCAGATTCTTTTCTATGATCGCTCTTGCATAAAATATCACTTCTGCGATCAAAAGCATTATGCATTCCATTAATAAGCTTTCCACACTGCCGTAATCTGGTCTTAAAAGATACCACGTGCAGCCGCATACGATCGCCATGCCCTTATCTCCGTTTCCATACATTCCAAACACTTCCAAGATCACCGCAAAGATGATTACTGACAATGTTTGCAGACATAATTGAAACGAAAACTCGGGGCCGGTTGGTTGTATGCGAATGCTTGATTGCACTGTAGAAAGAATGATTGCTACCGGAACTAATATGTAAAACACCATATTATACAGGAGTTTTACCTTCTTGTCCGTATACGCTGATATCAAAAGTAATGGTAACGCAATGCTGGCATACAGTTTCGGATAGATCGGCAGTCTGATTATAATCACAGCGAATGCTGCCAGATAAATACCAAACCATATCTTATCGGATCTTGTCACTGCGATATCCTGAAAATCAGGATCATTCAGTGACATTTTTCCGAACAGGGTAAACGTAATACCCAATATAACGAGACATAATATAGTTCCAAACATAACTCATACCCCGTTATGTGTTTTACTGCTGAACAACCTTTGTTATGCTGATGTTGTCATGATTCTTTGGATTGTAATATTCCTCATCTGATCTCTCAACATATACCGTAAATGTAACAGCTGCTGATGTTGTGTCATCGCGGGAGATTACATTTCCGCTGCTATCCCATGCAGTTAATACATATGCGTCTTTAACAAGCAGTTTTGAGGACTTAACCTCATCCTTTGTGATTGTTTCCATAATATCAACAATATCGCCTTCACGAATGGAACCACCGACTGCATATGTAGGTTCTGATACCGTATAGGTCAGCATAACCGGATTTTCGAACTTATCTTTTTCACTGCTTGTGTTTGTAAACCGCTGTGTTGTTACGATTTCGCCTTTTGAAATATTAACGGAAGCTTTTCCGGTAATACCATCAAGGTTTTTCAATGTGCTGTCTGTAACCAATGAACTGTTTACGTCTTTCATTTTGAAATATTCGTTCACGTTTGTATCATCGATCAATGTACCTTCTTTGATATCTGCAGCAGCGATAACCACAGATGTTACATTTTTATCTGATAACAGATAGGATTCATAAGATGTTACTCCGATACCTGCAACAATGGCAACGAATAAGGAAATCACAATTCTTGTAATCGACTTAGAATCGAATTTGCTCTTATTCCGCTGTTCCTGATCCGATCTGCGTTTGCTTTCTCGTCCTTTATTGAATGCCATAATTAATATCTCCAATTCAATGTGTTTATTTGTTAATAAGTTTCTTTACTGGAACCAGCCGTTTCCGTTTAAATCTTTAAACGCATCACTGGTCTTTAAACTTGTTGTCGAGGATGTACTCACTCTCATTTTACCCTCAAGGTAATCTTTTGAATCTGCATCGATTCCTTCCATATTCCCATCACTTAAGTTTGCAATACTGGATGCTTTTACAGGAAATGATACTTTACTGTAAACGGTACAATCAGTTACCAGTGTGTTTTCCGGTGTTTTTGCTGTCGTACTATTGACATCTCCATTCGAATCCCTTGTAACGCTTCCGGCGACTCGTTTCTTAATCTTTGTCTGTATTTCGGAAGCAGTCTTATAGGATTCCACTGCACTGATCTCATAAGAGTAAACCGTATCATCTGGAGCTATGTCGTAGATTACAAACGTATCGATCGCAGCTGTTCCAGACGCCAACATATCTCCAGCCCATCCACAGGTTCCGCCTTTAAAAGCGAACGACTCATCGAGACCAACATTACTTTGAAGTACTTTTTCGTAACTTTCAAAGAGTTTTCCAACTTTTGCTTTCTCTTTTGCGTTCATTTCTGTAACGGAACCATCATCAGACAGGGCTACAATACCCAGGCGTCCATCGTGCAGTAACACATCACTGTTTGCAATTGTTACAGACAGGTTTGCATTATCGATCGAAGTCTTATAGTTTTCATATAAGGTATCTGCAGCACGAATGTATACAGATACGTAGATCAATACCCACACAAGCAAAAAGACGATTGGAATATAGATGTATACGCTGCTTCCGTTTTTCTTCTGTTTGAATAATCGTTTTTTATGTCGTAAACGTTCTTGTTTCACAGTAATCCCTCCCTCTTATTCTTTTGATGTACTGTAATACTTGATCGTAATCGGAACATATTCGCTTTCCTCAAACTTAGGAGAAAACAGATCAAACTCAGGATCTGTAGAAAGCCATGTATTTGTGGTATAAACTACAAATTCCAAACAGATATCACTACCATAACCCTGATGTACTTTTGTCGTATTGTCTGTAATATTCTGTGTTGTAACCGGAGCTCCAGTTGTATCTCCTGCGTATCCAAGATTATTTAACTCCTGAACAATCGCATTCTGAATAGATGGTGTTGCATATCCGGTTTGCTCCATTTTCAAGATATAACGTCTTGCTACCTGGTTGACTTCAGTCTTTTTGTTAACAGCTCCATTGAATTCCACAAAAGTAAACAATAAAACCGTTAACAAAAGAATAAAGACCATGATGGGAAGGAAGTCATCGAGCATACCGTGCTTTTTCTTATGAAGTTTGTTCTTAAGTCTTTGTACTGTATGCATATGATATCCCTACTTTCTTACAGACAATTATCAGGTACCTGATGGTTTAGTTGTAGCGTCGTACATTGCATTGATCTTCTTTTCCAAACCATTATCGCCGGTGAGCAGGTTCTTGATGATGGTCTGCAGTGTGTCTCTAAAGATGATTACAAGTGCGACTGCGATAACCATAAGCATGATCTTGATGATCAGTGTCTCGTCTCCGGATACTTTTCTCTTCATGTTATCCAGTGTGTGTGTTGCAAATACCTTTGCGTTGATGATTGCTTTGTCGAGTTTTCTTACCATGATTTTATCTCTCCTTCTATGGTGTTTATTAGTTCTTGTCCCAGAAAAAGAAAGCATTAGGCTCTTTTCTGGCACGATATATCTACATCAGAAACCGGTTTCTAACTGATCTGTTCTAATAAGAAACTTAGTTCCTGTTGTATACGTTTAAATATGTGTAACTCTTATGCAAAGGAATACATTTTTTACATTCCAGAAAGACCCTGCATAAGTTCCATAACAACTAAGTACAAAAGAACCACTGTGATCAAAGTGAAAAATGCTACCTGGATAAAAGCAGACTCTCTTTTGATCCGATCTTTCACTTTCATTCTGTGTACGAAGTTGTTTGTATCAATCTGTTTTGAAATATCTTCCAGCATATCTGCAGATCGTCCTGTATGTAACGCCTGTTTGATTACGACAGAAAGGTTATCAATCTGCTCGTTACAAAATCTGGCATTAAATTGGTCTACAGCTTCATCGATTGTCACTCTGCTTGCTAAAATGTTGTTATTCATTTCGTTTAAAGCTTGTTTCAGTCTTCCGTTTTCGATATTTCTCTGACATTCGATCAAAGAGTCGGTTACATAAACGCCAGCTCTCGCGTGAATTTTCAAAGTTGTGTAAATTGTTTGAATGTCTGTCATCATTTTGTCATTATCCTGACGGTTACTGATCCGAATAAAGATATCTGGAACAATAAAACCAAGGATAAGACCGATCGTGATTCCTATCATTTTCGGGATCCATTCATTCGGTGCAGCCATGAATCCAAGAAGTCCGAATCCTCCTGCGCATGCAAGTTTTGCTGACACAAAAGCTGACGGATCCATATTATAGTCACGAAACATATACATAACACCGTATTTTGACATATCTGCGGTGATCTTATCTGCATTCAGATAGATACTGTTACTCTTTCCGAGCGCAAGATTAATGGTTCCTTTTGCCATAACCGAAATCTTGTTCTTTTTATCAAAAATAACGGAAACCGCTGTGTAGGCTTCGATCATAATGAATACGATCAGAATCCACTTAATGATAGTGATAATAAGTTGTGCGTTATTCATCTTCTAATGCTCCTTTCGCCTACTCTTCATTTCGTACTGCTCTGTAAATTCCAATCAACAAGATAATAGCCATACCGGTAACCGAAGCCAACCCGATATTTGTCTTGAAAACGTAATACCAGACATCAATATCCGGAAGCATTCCTTTCATCATATAGATGATCAAAACTCCGATAACTCCCATTACAATCATCTCAATCAGGTTATTCTGTTTAATTTCTCTTGTTTCTTTTCGAAATGCAATATATTGTTCCACACTGATGTTTGTCTCGTTGATAACGCTTTCGTAATCCTCGTTATGTGTACTACAAACACGAAGTGCGTCAAATATTTCTTTCAGTTTCTTGTAGTTGGTTCTATCTGTCAGATTCTGTAATGCTCCGGATACGTTTCCGGTTGTTCTGATTTCATAGAAACAACGTTCTACTGAGATCTTTAATGGACCGGAAATATATGGAATCGTTCGTCCAAGGATTTCTCCAATTGATCCGCCCATATGACTGTTATTCTTAAGAAGGTTCACAAACTTGATTGTTTCTGCTTCAATGCGGGCTGTATTTGCGGAAATCAGACTTTCGAGCGCAAACACAATAATAAGAATCAACAAAAGTCCGGTAGCGAGTGTTCCGATTGGCGGAAAATTAAGCAAAGCCATCGTGATAACAACAAGTCCGATACCAAGCGTACAGAATAACAAAAATGTTTCAGGCTGTAATTCTGGGAACTTATCCTTAAGTCCACTATCAATCAACTTCTGATTGAGTTTTAACATCTTGTCTTTGGACTCAAATCGTCCGTTCATTTCGAATTGCTTTCTGTATTCTTCTTCACGCAACCGTTCCTGTTCTTTCGCATCCGCACGCACTTTTGCAATGAATTTCTGCATGACGTTGTGATCGCTCCAGTATTTTGTCAGACTAAGAACAAACACAATCAGTGCGACAAATACGAGAACATTTAACAATAAGACGTACGGTTGCTCGGAATGATACAGGTTTATAATCATGTCTTTTATAAGTTCAAACATATTTCTATTCCTTTCTTTGTGTTTCTAAAAAAGGTGGACATGATTAAGGTAAGAAAGGTACAAGGATCAGAATATACTGTTTTTCTTATCCTTATCCTCATTCTTATCCTTAAACATCCTTATCCTCAAAAATCCTCATTCTAATTCTCTCTCGGATCTTTGAAGAACTCTCCACGTTTGTATACTGGTCTGTATACAAGGTCATGTGTTTCTTCACTGTATCCAACAACCTCAGAAATCTCTTCAATGCGGTAGTCTTTCATAAAGATAACGAAACGCATGTAATGCAGCATCCTTAAAATATCTTCACGAGAATAATCTGTTTCGTATTTTACATAGTCTGCTAACTTATTCATGGCTTCTGTTGAACTAACGCCGTGCACAGAGGACCAGCATTTGTGTCCGGTATATGCAGCGTTCATAAAGTAAGCAGCCTCTCCACCTTTGATCTCACTGATGATGAAATAGTCAAGGTCTGTCAGTAATCCATTGATTGCAAGATCTTTCAATGTGTATTTGATCTTGGATTCGCCTCTGTTCTGGATTACATGCTGGTACATCATATCAGGGTGATCTGAGAACAACTCGTCGGATTCCTGAATAACAGCTCCAGAGCAATATTCTGGAATTACATCCAGCATTCCATTCATCAATGTTGTTTTTCCGGATGCACCTTTGCCGGTAAACTCAATACCAGAGGATTCTTCTGCCATCCAGATCAGAAATGGGATCAACTCTTCTGGAAACATAGGGTATGGATTTCCGTCAATATCCACATTATGAGCCAAATCATAGAGCGATTTCTTATGTTTTGGGATCTTACGGATATGTACGACTGGTTTCTTGTTGCAGTTGATAATTGAACTCGTTAAGTTGAAACGAAGTCTGAATTTATCATTGCTGTCAATGTCAGTAAAAATCTGAATCGCATCCAGATCAGATAAGTTAACCTTATTACGGGAACAAACAATGTCTACGAAACGTCTGTAGTCGTTTGCATCACGAAATTTTACGTTCCCGGAGAATCGTTTACCAAACATTTTGATGCGGACATTATTCTCGTCATAAATCTTGATATCTGAAATATTGTCATCGTTAATTAAGTCCTCGATTACGTAATAGCCCCAGATGTATTTCTCCAGCTTCTCAAGTTCGTCTTCGATTGTTTCATTTTCTAATCCAATATCTTCAAAGTAAGCTCTCATTTCTGTAAACAGCTTTTCTTTTGACATCGTTCCTCTTTGGATATTTGCAAGATAATTTCGTTCCGGAGCTGTCATGTAATCTAATGCGTCAAAGAAAATCTCATCATCTTCTTCGACAACATTGTTTTCCATTTCCTGGTCGAGTTTTTCGTCTGCAAACTGGTCAGATTCTTGCAATTCGGTATCCATAGAACCGTTCACTGTATCATTCAGTTCCATATCGTTTGAAACTGGTTCGTTTGTCTTTTTCTTAAATAAACCCATGTTCGTTTTCCTTTCTATAAGTAATTCGCAGTATTAAAATCCTGCTATAAAGTAAATATGGATGAGTAAATTACAAAGGAATACATTTTAAGGAAAAGGAAAAATTAAGGAAAAGAAAGAGGAAGAGGATAAGAGGAAGTTTGTCAGATTAATACTTTCAAAGATGAGGGTAACATTGATGGAACGGTGTTCAAATCTTCTATTATAAATAGAAGATAACCCTTACCCGAGTGAACGAGTAAGGGTTTTAAACTTCACAGTACAAACACAGCAAAACACTGTGTTAAACTTTATTACAGAGACTGGTTTCCAATGCCCAGGTATACGCAACCCGGAAATAACCAGGGTCTATAACAATCATAATGATGTTAGTAATGTCATGTGCGGTATACGCTACCTGGAAATAACCATGGTTTTCTTTTGTTGTTATCCTAAATATGGGTGACCAATTTACAAAGAAATACTTTCTAAGGATGAGGAAGAGGATAAGGATGAGGATAAGGAAAGTCAGAGTAACATTCTGAAAAAGTATGGAAACAGAAAAACAGCCCACTCACATGTACGTGAGCAAGACTGTTTTCCAAAAGATTACTTCATAAGTTGTTCGAGGTCCGCCATAATAGCATCCTTTGCCTGGTTTGAATATCTTCGAACCGATGCTTCTGAGATGCCAAGTGCGTCGGCGGTTTTTGGTCCAGACCATTTGTAAACAACATGGCTGACATAACATTTTCTCTGTCTTTCGGATAACTTTGAGAGACGTTCTTTGACTGTGTTCACAATCGTTTCGTCAACAAAAGCGTTAACTACATCCTGTGAACTGTAATCGACGTCTGCATAAGAGATATCCCCAAGATTTGTGAACCAGGCTCTGAGTGTAGAAAGATCTTTTTTCATTTCATTCAGCACTTTACCAAGTGTCGTTGGGTTATCTTCGTCTTCGGATGCGTATCGTTTGTTAATCGCATTCAGATCCATAGAAGCGATAATTTCATCATCCGACTTATCGATGTCAGCTTTGCTTACAGAATTGGACAAGAACCATGTGTAAACACTCATGTTGCGCTTAAATGTTGATACACTCTCTCCGATACTTGGATGTGTCTCGTAAGCGTAAGAGTAGAAAACTTTCATCCATTCACCTTTGAATACACCGGATCTTATGTATTTCCGTACATAAGCCTTCACAGATGTATCAGCTGCGTCATTTCCCAAACGTGTACGAACATCGTAACCTTCTGATGGCATACAAACCTGTTTTGCAACCGTAAATGATAACAAAGTCATGATATAATCATAATCCATGTTTTCATATACATCAGCAAACATCTTGCCTCCATATGTTTTCCAGACGTTATCGAGTTGTTCGGACACGCACATCCGGAACCAATCCATTCTTGATAAAGCTTCTACTGCTGAGTTATCACCTTTCTGACCTGCCTCAACAACATTAAAAATACTGTTCATTTTGTATCCTCCTTGTATTTGTTGTATGTTTTGATATCTTAAATATGAGCTGCACAAGTGTCGGATACCTTCATAGGCAAACAAAAAGAGCCTACCTTAATGGCAGACTCAATTCGTTTTTCGATTTTAGAGAGAAGCTTTAATACTTGTCTCAAAAGACTGATTACCGTTCTTCTCTTTTGTAATCGTAACCAGCTTTCCTTCGCTGTTTACGCCTGTAATGCTTTCACAGTTTTCAGTAGCAACCAATACAGAAGCGACCTTATATGACTCTGTAATCGAATCATAAATTCTGGAAGCTAAAAAAGAAGTGATGTTAGCAGCCGTAATATCAGCTTCGGCTTCTTCTTTTTCTACAACGACTGTAACCGGAATCGAGATAAAGCGGTTTGTGTTGACAATTCCGTTTTCGTCGATACTGCTAACTTCTTTTTTGACACCTTCTAAGGCTTTGTCATAAAAGATCTGTGACAGCATTTTCTCTTCCATGTTTGCAACTACACGCTGCACCATGTATGCCATCTCATCTCTTGTTACGATTACAGTTGCTTTCACTTTTTTAGATACGTTACTCATTATTGTTTCCTCCTTGAATGAATCATTTGTTTTGATACCTTAAATATGGGTTCTATTGATTGCAAACAAAAAGGATAACACGATATAGGTTCTGATTGCTGCAAAACATACTTCGTTTACTACCCCTGGAACCTAGCATAGGTATTCAATAACAACACTAGTGCAAGTTTTGATACGATTTTCAAATACAGTTGTCTGGTTCCTAGAGATACAGAAATGATTTCGTTTACCATCCTGGAACCGCTCATTAGTATCACGAGAGTTCATCTCGAGTGACACCACACCTTACGGTGTACAGTTCGCTCGAAACAAGTTCTCACGATACGAAACTAAGAATATAGTTGTATTGGCTCCGAAAGCTGCATAATAAACCTCGATTACCACTCTGGAACTGTTCATTTTCCATCCTTCTTCCTCCGCACATATTTATGGTATCAAAATAAAACACAATACAAGGAGAACAAGGAGGATTTAAAATGAAGAAATTATTGAAAGTAGGTTTGGACTGGGACGATACCTTATGTCCATTCGTAACAAATGCAATTACCCTTTGTAACATGGAAAACGGAACTGAGTTTACGTTAGATGATATTACAGAATGGGGGAACAAATCACCGGCAACCAAAATGGTATTCCCTTACTATTCTGATATCCGGACTTATCAGATGCAGAAAGTGCCAGAGATTTCAAAACAGTTTGTCTCAAAATTGATGGAGATCGCAGATGTTTATATCGTAACTGCTGTCAGTCCACAGTTCATGGGTGTCCGTGCAGATCAGATTGCAAAAGAGTTCCCAGACTTTCCAGAGGATCACATTTTAATGGGTGCTGCAAAGAATCTCATTAAATTGGATATTCTTTTAGATGATGCACCACACAATATCTTGAAAGCGTCTGCTACTTATCCAGTGTTGATCCGCAGACCATGGAACCGTAATCTTTCCGGTGTCCTTTCTGTTAATACTATTGATGAATTTCTGATTCTTGTTAACCAGATCATGCATCAGATGACAGACACAAAGGAAATCGAAGAACCATGCGTATATGCAGTTGTCGGACCATCTGGAGCTGGCAAACATCTTTTAGCGGAAGATCTTATTGCTGATCAGGTTGATGATTCCAAAAACGGAGTAATCATTCACAAGAACAGAGAGTTTGTGTACTCTGTTGAGCTTGACAAACCTAATGTAAAAAGACCTGAGAATTCAATCACAGATACTACCTATGCTGGGCGTCGGTATACTTTGGATGCAGATGAGATTAAAAAGAAATTGGACGCCGGAACATCCGTAGTCGTAATCGTTGATATCAGTGGAGCAATTGCTTTAAAACGTGAGTTTCCGACTGTTATCATTTTCTGCAGACAAAGCCGGGAAGAAATGATTAAGAACGTTCTGTTAGATTTCAGAAAAGGTGATGCTACATACGAACAGGCAACCATGCAGCTGCTATCGATGGAACAGGAATTGAGGAATGAATCATTGTGCGATTTCTCAGTGCGTTCTGATGACTTGGATTCCATTCTTGAATTAATCAGGAAGTTATAAACAAAATGAAAAAGACAGCCACTATGCAAATAGCAGTTGTCTTTTTCTTTGTTACGATTGCTAACCAAGGATTTGGAACATAAATCTACAACCCTGATCATATACAGGTTTTACGTGTCGATAGACGCATTTTTCAATAGCTTTAGGTGCTTTCGAAAAACCCATTGTTTCGTAATGAGCCATTAGTTTATCGTTTGGCAGTGCGTAAATATATAAAATTTCAGCACCAATACCTTCTCTGATCTGCATTACGATAGGGATTATGAATCGTTCGAATATATAACTTCCAAGTCTTGGAATCACTTCATTTGCATTTCTGTAACTTTCGTTAATAGCAAAGTTTGCAAGTTCAATTCCCGTACGAGCATCGAATCCTTTTAAGAAACCACGACTTATTGTTATCAATCCAGTTCTTAATGTAAAATAAGCAACGAGATCACCAGATATCACATCTTTAACAAGATATGTTCTTGCGCATCCATCCATTTCATCTTTGTAAGCATACTTTTGTAAATAAATTTGTAAACCTTTTCCCTCCGGTTTAGTTTCAAAAGTTCTTAACATTGATAAATCGGTTTTCTGTAAATGGGTTACCTCGTAAAGATCAGTCCTGAGTATATTCAATTCTACCATTTACCTCCACTGGATATGATTTTATCTCTCTTGGCAAGCATATAGGCTTCGAATTCATCCGCTTCTTTCTTAAGAGCCGTTCTGTCAGGAACAACTGCGGATTCAAACATATCGTTAAGTCTATTTGCTTTTGATCTTGATAACCATTTTCCATACCATGGTTTTACTTTTTTCGTTCTCATAGCTGATACCATATCCTTTCTCCTTTCTCTAATTTTGTTGTATCTATATAAAACTAGAGAAAGCTGTTAGCAATCCCTAGTATTGTTGTTTCCAGGGATTACTCATCTCCTTGTATAAATAACCATATTAGTTTATGTAATAAATATGGTCTCTACACTTGTTTTCTATCTTCAATATTATTCTATTTCGATTCCAATCAAAAGTCAAATTGTTTCAAAAATAGAGAGAACACTAGACATCAGAAGTCTAGTGTTCTCTTTTTCTGTTTATTACTGCTGTTCCCATATCATTTTACAAAATGTATGGTAAACATCCAAGGTTGCCAATACGTCGACAATCGCACTGTGTGCACCATCTGCATACTGAGCCTTGATCTTCTCGCTTGCAAGATTTCTGACGGCTGTTTCCAGTTTGTCGTTCTCTGCATTCGGGCACAGAACTTTGTGGATTTTACATGTATCAATCACTTTTGCCGGATCGATCTCAACGCCAATGTTATTCATCATACGGATATCGAAATTTACATTGTGTCCGATAATGTAGTCAGCATGATCAAATAATGACTGCCAGATCGGGGCTAATGTAACTACAGTCGGACTATTGTCTACCATTTCAGGTGTGATGTGATTGACTGCCATCGCCTTGTCCCACGCAAAATGTGTTAACGGCTTTACATACTGATCATATGTATGTCCATGGTTGTCAGCTGCAGACATCTGCAATATCTCGTCTGTGTTATAAAATCCTGTTGTTTCTACATCAAAAACAACAATCTCTTTTGTAGCCCATTCTTCCGGCGTCACAATATAGCACTCTTTTTTCTTTCGAAGCGTAGAAACAACGTCCATTTCCTGTTTCTTGTTTTTCGGCTTCTCTTTTGCTGGAGTGCTGTTATACGACGCCAATTCTTCCGGCGTCATTGGTCTTACATCCTCCGTAATGTAATAACCGTATCCCTGTGTGTGACTCATCTGATACATACGAAGAGTTGTTCCATCCTTCGGACACATTCCTTCGCACATCCACTGGCGAAGCGTCTTTGCGTCTTTTGGTTTCTTAGTAAATTTACCATCGACTGGACGGTTCACCTCTCTCTCGTTCTCAATTCTTTCTTTCAATGTCATAAGAGTGTCTCCTTTCTTTTTGTGTAATTGATTCCATTTTAAATATGTGCGGAGACTACATTGGTAAAACTCCTACTACCTTCTCGTTCTTTGTTACGACATATAATTGGTCACGTTCTAGGTCATAAACAAGAGAGTCCGATTCGATCGTCGGCGCTTCTTCCAGTTTCAATTTCAATTTGCTCGATCTTTGAGGAACTAATTTCGTACTCATACTGGTATTATTGATATATTTTAATAACTGCATAGCCGAGCACATTCCCAGAAAACGACCAGATTGCCGACAAAGCACTGGGACTCGATCTTTTACAGTACACGCAAACACTTCCACCGCTTCGGATGCTCGCATATCATCAAACAAGTGAGGGTATTTCCGAATTGGAATCATACCGTCTTTCGCGGTCCCTTGTGTTAATTTCACGTTATTGATGACTTGTTGTAAAAACTCATACTGATCCCGGCTGATCTTTACAAAATCTGGATCAGATTCGTGTTGAATATAGTTTCGGTTTAGTCTGATGATCTGCAACTTATTACTTACTTGTTGTGACTGCGTACTCTCATATGTATACGGATTCGAATTCATAGTATCTCGTAAAACTGTTTCGTATTCTTTGTACAAATTAATGAATTCTGACGTTGGTATAATCTCTTGTGTTTTCCTTGTCATAATAAATTCTCCTTATCTGTTTTTCGTTGTCTTAAATATGCGTCTCCAGGAAACAAAGAAAGACCAACTGTTTCCAGTCAGTCTTCTTCTTCCTGTTATCAAGCACTCGCGGATCTAAAGATCCGAGTGTGCTTGCTTTGGAGAGTTAGGTTTAAATAGCGAAGCTAAAACTTCGAAGTTTGAACCGAATCTCTCCTTATCTGTTAATGTATTCGTATTCGTATGCGTTTGTTGGTCTGTTTGAAAATCCTGCAAGCATATCATTATACGCCGCTGTGTTTAAAAACCTTGCATAAAATTCAGCAGCGCTCATTTGCGCATACGGAGCAATGTATCCTGTATTTGTTTCAGATGCATTGTTTAACGTATATCGCCACCATGCATGTCCGCCAGCATGCGAATTGATAACAGCTTCCGAGCATCCACTATAGAATACGGTATGGATACTATATCCCTGATGAGGACACAAGGAATAAGTTCTCTGTTCTCCAGAGACATCACGGATTACAGCATTTTGTGATACATATACATTAGAAAGTGCACTGTTTCTGGTTGGGTCATTTGTGTTTCCGAGTGCGGATTTGTTATGTACAACCATTCCTTCTGTAAGGTCTGTTACATTATCAGGAATCAACAAATTCCTTAATCCGACACAGTTATAAAATGCATATTTTTGTATCTTTCTTACTTTGTTTCCTATGTATACGTTTTCTAATGACAAGCAATTCTCGAAACAACCATCAGGAATGATAGACAGTTCGCCGCCGAAATAACAGGACTTCAAATTTACACAGCCAGCAAAAGCGCCGTTCGATAATGTATAAATTCCAGGTCGTTCCACATCTATACTAGTTCCGATTGTTACCGTTGCCGTCTTTCCTGATACATACATATATTTGAGTACCGTATTAGGGGAGGCTGGATTGTTTGTTCCCCCATAAGTCCAACTTAACCCGGTGACTGCAAACTTTTCACCATTTACCCAGTAATAATCAGGGATTACAAGATACTCCAAAGAACGTCCTTTATTTGTAAGACCTGTGATTGTAATCGTCTTTTCATTATAGTTGATGTTATAAGTAAAGATCTGCAATGGAGTTTCAACTGTTGTGTCGTGATCGTAATATGCATACAGTTTTGTTATATGTCCGGATACGTAGTCTGTTGGCGAAACTTTAGTCTTAATATTATTCCTCTCTGTCGTCCAACACACAAATGTATCCGATTTATTGTACACGTGCACATCTTTCGCTGTTGGTAATCTATTACCATACTGTGTATTCAAAAATGATTCGATCTTCGTAGCGCTTCCGGTACCATATGTATTGTAATCCAATGTAACGGTAACAGCTTGTTTTCCAAACAATTGATATCTCGCATAAGCGGCTTCATACTCAGAGTCCTCTTTTACGGTTACGAGCAGATCGATTTTAGGGTCACAGGATGCAGCATTCCAGTCTACGGTAATCCGATTCCCATTTATTGTGGCGCCAGTACCTTCGGTTTTACTTAGGATCTGCATCTGATAGACGCCAACATTTTCGGAGTCAAGTGCACGCGAAGCCAAAGCTTTGTGGTGTGCTTGATTGACGTCTCTTGATTCTTGTGAAACTAATGTTTCACGATTTGAACCAAGAGACACGATATCAGATATATCGATCACGACTGTCCCGGAATCATTGATCGAGACATTCCCAAGCGATGTTACATATTGATTCAAAATACACTGATTTGTATTCTTAACGTTTGCCTTCCATCCAAGGAAATCCGCCAATTTCTTTGTGTCCGGGATTGCAAACATTGTCGAAGACGAGTTATTTATACCATCTTTGTATGCGATCGTACGCGATGTTATATACTGATTCTTAGACAGTTTCTGACTGATATAATAACTATGAGTACTATTATTCATGGCTCCTTGATCGGCACCATTCCCGTTATAAGAAACATAATAAGTAATCGGAGTCCAATGCGCATACAATGTCATATTTCCTTTATATTGATACTTATACGTAACAATTCCATTCACAACTTCTGTTGTCCAATATTTATTACCAGTAACAATAGCTCCATTTGCTGGATTATAAACAAGGTTGCCTCCAGTTGCACTGTCATACCATCCTGCAAACGTGAATCCGGTTCTAGCTGGTGTATAAGTAAAGGAGTTCCAGTATTTATTCCATTCACAGTCGATCATATTTCCATAATAGAGACCGGGACTGTTTAAGATAACAGGTGTATTTGTTCCATCATTTAGGTCCATAATAGCCTTGTATCCAGTGCCGTTGCTATTTCTTGTCCAGTTTGCTTTTAATGACATACTTCCGGGCGCACTCTTTATGAATGTGCATGATGTTCCATTATTCGTATACGAAACGCCAGCGCCCTCAACGGTCCACCCAGAAAAAGAATATCCAGATCTTACAGGATTTGCAATTGTAAATGTTTTACTGTGACAAGTCATCTTTACGTAGGCTTGTTTCGCAATATGTGCAGAATATTCAGCATCAAAACCTAATACATAGTTTTGTCCTGGTGATCCGCTCGCGCATGCATTGGATCCAGCTCCTCCGTACGAACCATTTTTGTATCCACCGCCTGCACCACGACCATATTGGTTCGTCCATAGTCCGGATCCACCAGAAAAAGAGCCACCGTATATGGCACACCAATTTTTATCAAAATCAATGCTGTTGCACTCCCAAGTATGATCTGTATCATCCATATATGTATTAATTCCGTTCAAAACTCCAGAACCCTGATATGTCGTTGGCAATTTTGCATAAGCAAATTGGTAAACGGTCCCAGCTCCACCGCCTGCTGCATATATTGCATGATTTGCAAATGTAACAGAGGAACAATTTCCGCCATCACCAAAAACAGACTGGTACCAATCAATAATACTAGTTCCGTTCCATGTATCAGTTCCTACGCCACCAAATTGATGATCACCTGTCACACTCGTAAACTGAGCTAGTGCAGGTTTGGTCATATCATGTGAATCTGCGCCTTTTGTAAAAGTCATGACCGTTCCATTATTAATCGTGATCGGTTTTGAAACAATTCTTGTTCCGTTTCCGCCATAAGCAGTACCGACACCCGTCATTGTAGCGTTTCCGCCTTTACCACCCTGTACATCAAATGAATAAGTACCTGTAAAATCTATAGTTTGTGTACTTGTGTCAAATGATTTTGTTTCTCCAATTGCAATCAGACTACCAAGTGATCTTGATACACTTGATGTAATACTTGATCCGTCAATCTGTGTTGCAATACCTCCGTTTGGATTAATTGTTACTGATTCTGTTGTTGCAGCCTGTGCTGTCGTTGTCGGAAATAAGGCTAATGAAGTAAGTAGCACCGTTTGACATAACAGGGCAGTTATAAAGCGTCTTGTGTTCAACCGTGCTACCCCCCCCCGAAAATTTACGAAACATATGCATCCTCCGTTTGTTCGATTTCATAATCGCTGAATTTAATATTTAACATTTTAGCAACCTTTTTGATCAGTTTCTTATCTACTGTTTTTCCAGCTGCATCGTAATAATCCAACCAGTCACAGAAATCCTTTGAATCGATCTTGAAAAGTCCGTATCGAAACAGGTTCTCTAATTCGTTTGCATGATTGTTCAGAAACGATACCATCTTTTGTCTTTCACTTTTACGCAAATGTTTCATTATAAGACTGAGAATCTCATTCCTTGTTCTGTTTCCTGGTGCATGCGGAGATTCGACTGCTTCCCGTATTTCGTTTTCTAATGATAGACTCCTGGAAAGACGATCATATACGGAGACAATAAACGAAAACTCATCATCCGGAAGCGAAATCAGGAATTCAAAAACATCATCTTTATCCGCCTCTGAAAGATTGAGCACATAATCTGTAAATTCTTTCTGTCGGTCTGTCTTATATTTTAAGATTGATCTAATTGTTGCGACGCCAATAATCGACGCAGTTAAATACGCAATCGCTTTGTTTTTCTTCATAGCCTAAAATTCCTCCTCTTTTTCGACTCCACTTGCACAGCATTTCATACCAATAATTCCAAACAAAATCAGCACAGATGAAAAGGCAATTGGTATGACGTAAGATTCTATACCAATATTTCGATCTTTAATGTATTGACTTGGCTTTTCTGGATTAACCCATAACGTAATCGTAGATCCTTCTGGAACTGGATCTGATTTATACTGAAGAAGCGTAGCCTTAACTGAAGTATTACCATATGTGTATTCTACGATCTGGTTATATTCTGTTTTGCTCCCACCTTCGTGGTCTGACACGTATTCCTTTATATTTTCAATAACTACAGCCTCAACTGGTTCTGTACATACCTCTACATCGTGTTCCATTGCCGGAAACCCTGTGGAAATGAAAAATATGAACATAATGATTCCGATAATAGCGAACACGAGACTTAATGCAAACCCTTTTACGTTTCTCATAAATGATTCTCCTTATTCTCATCAGATCTTGTTATCCTAAATATGCGCAAGCTTCAGACAAAGAAAAGAGCTCTGAGATTTCTCTCAAAGCTCTGTTTCCTTTAGTTGATGATCGAAGAATGGAAGTCATCCATTATTGATCCCTCTCCAAGTTTAATATCAAAACTACCCATTGATGTTACAGTTTCCGTTGTAACGGATTCTGCTGACGTCTTAACAAGATATTTGTTTGCGGTAATCTTTGTATTGATCTGATTTACGATTCCCATGTCAATATGATCTGGATTTTCTGGAAGCCCAATATAAACCGGAATCCAGAAATCGAATACATAACATCTTGCAAACTCTGTACTTTCACCATCAGCATCAATCGAAAACGCTTTGCTACTTGGATTGTTATCATCCGTGTTTTCTGTCTTAAGAATTGTTTCTTGTAACAATCTTGTAGTTCCATCATTTGATAACGGCATTCCCTGATACATTCCATTGGTAAGTAATGTTGCGTTATAAATCATACCTGGTTCATCATGATCAACATCATATTCGCCACTCTTTACAATACAATCTGGCCATTCGAGGTTTAAGGTATCAACCCATCCGGTTGTATAAATGTAAAGGCGACCACGGTAACCTGCTTTGAATAATACAGAATCATTCAAATCGTCATCCTGTGTTAATCTCTCTACTTTTGAATATACTTCCGGTTTCCGTTCAGATGTTGTCTTGATTCCGGACATTTCGTTTCCAGCCATATCGGTTGCATGTACCTCATAAGTGAGGTTCATAACATTTGGAAACATATTATTGATATCCAGAACCGTATTATAATTGTACGTATAAGCTCCGTTTAAACCATTCACAAGATCTATATCCTGTTTGTTCTCCGGATTATTTGTGTCATATACAGTCAACCAAACACGATTAAGTCCTGATACATCTCGTTTACCACCAGCAGCATTCTCATTTTCGTCACTGAGATTGATAGATATCTTAGCTCCGTATGCGGCAGAGTTGTAAACGTTCCAACCTTCCCATGTTTTAGTACTATCTTTGTTTAAAGGATTGCTGTAAGTTCCAAGAGAAACAGAAACCGTTGCTGTCGGCGCCTTTGTATCGACCTTTAAGTTCATTTTCTTAGTACTTGTTGAACCTGTCAGAGGTCTGCCATTGGACGCCCCTTCTTTGTCTGTAACCGTCAAATAAACACTAGTCGTTCCGTCTACACTGTATGGTTTAAATGTTGCATTATCCTGTGTGAGTGCCGGAACTGAAACTGAATATGTTTTTGTATCAAACACATCGTTACGTCCGTTATCGACACGTGTGATAACAGCTTTTCCGATACCGTCACCAGAGTCTGTAGCTTCTGCATATAATATATATGGTGTGTTTACCCATGTTGATACCGTTGTGTCAGATGCTGATTTATCAGTAACAACATAAGAATTGGTTCCGTTTACTGCATACAGTTTTACGTTTTCTGGATTTAAGTTTTTCCATTTGGCTGTGATCGTAGACCCGCTTTTTGTGACTTTGATCGTCGTAATATTATTTGTATGCGATACTACGGAACTACCAGTGGAACATTCCCATCCGATAAATTCATAACCTTCTCTTGTTGGGTCTACCACAGTAAGTATCTTTTCATTACATTTCAGTTTCACATAAGGACTTCCAGTGTAAGAAGTATCAATCGTTGTTGCTACGACATTATTCGGTGTGAATACGTTATCTGCATCCCGGGATCCACATCCAGAATAACCAGGATAGATCGGACTGATCTTACTGTCAGGTCCTGTCGTGATCCATCCGGCGAACATATCTACCACAAAATTACCAACACTGGAGTTAAGTCCTTGTTTTACAGCAAGACCGGCAATTCGGTTTGCGTTAACATGTGGGCTTACAAAGTCATGATATCTCGTTGACATTGAGGTTGCCCCTGGATTGTAGAAAATATACCCAGGCGGCAATGTTGGAGTGATGTCAGCATGGTTTCCATTCTGAATTTCTTTGTAATATCCAAGTTGTGCTTGAGCGGCAAATTCAACAGCTCCTGGAGCTCCACCACCGGCTACGATATAGTTATTTCCTGATACCTGAATATAAGATGCAGTACCAACCTGTGAAGTTACGGTATAAGCACAGAAAGAATGATTATGAGAACCTTAAAGTCCTGCGTCTAAGGTAGCTCCACCTGCTCTGCTTACAATTGCAGCAATTTCATCTTCAGAGTAATAATACCAGGTTTCCTGATTGGAATACGACTTATTCTGTCCATTAGAACCTAATTGGTATTTAATAGATGTTTTCGGAGCATATGAGATTTGTGCACTTGTGATCGCCGAGCCATAACCACCAATGGCATTACCGAATCCAACATTTTTGTCGTACGCAGAGATATCTCCACCTTTACCACCAGCAGCACTGAAGGAATAAGCTCCGGCATATCCAATTGTATCTGTATATTCGACACCAGCAGATGGAGCATACAGATAAATCGTATCACCAACATTTACATGAAGTTTACCAGCTACTGTATTATTATCAAGTGTAAGTTGTCCGTATACTTTGTTTGTGCTATCATCAACAGTATTCGATGTATAAACACCTTCACTGAATGATGTTTCGGTTGCGTGTGATATTCCACCTTCGGACCACACGACGTTTAATACGTCTGTTGATTTTGTTCCTCCGGTCTCTGTGCATATCGCATTTGCTGTTTCTACTACATTCTGCGCTGGCATGTTAAATTCATATTGCTGTGTTGTTGATATATTTGTTCCAGTCCACTTTGACCATACAAATTTGGATGCGACATTAGCATTGATTTTAACTTTTTCTCCGTATTTGTATGTTCCGCCACCTGTTACATTTGTGATTCCTTCTCCCTTTTTAAGCGTTAACGTGTATGAATTTCTCGTGTAATAGTAATCGATCACAGTAAGACCTAATGGGTCGACAGTCATTGTTTGTAATGCCGGTGCTGTAAATCCATCATAGTTTTTCGTTGCAGGTGTCACACTTGAACCAAGTTCTGCCGTTAATGTATCCGCTTCTTTAAATTTATAGGATCCATCCAATTGTTCCAAATAATGGTTTACTGTATAAGTCGTCGTATTTGGGATTGCGATCGTTGCGGTTCCGGAGATATTTCCAACCTTGTCGATTGTCGCAATATGCAGGTACCGAAGTGCGGAACCATCCTGTGCAATCGTAATTTTAGTATCTGTTGTTCCTTTTCCGTTTGCTGTTGTTACTTTTGTATTCTTATTTGTATCAAGAACATACAAATATTTTGCAACTCCTGATGTGACATTGATATTATATCCTTTTGATGTCTTGAGCAAAGCACCAGTTTTCTGACTGTAACTGTTTGCTCTCACATAGTAATCCGTACCATTATCACCCGTATCTTCAAAACTAATTACAAACTGATTATTAGTCCTGTCAACGATCTGCAGATTACTTGGTGTATCCGGAGCTGCTTTGTCAGTCGCCTTGATCGTGTGCGAAACATTCGGATTCAAAGTCTGTGTTGCAAATGTTACAGATGCAAAACCATTTGCATCATCTTTTGATCCATCCGCATTATTATATTTATTATATGTAGAAGCTCCGCCGTTTGTTGTTGACCGTGGCATGCTTGATAATGTTCCGCCAATATAGCCGGAACCTCCAGCACCGCCACCATTTGCTGATGGTCCTGTAACTCCGGCTCCACCGCCGATCCAGCCACCACCGCCACCGGCACCGATTGAGTAAACACCAGCCTGATTAAGGTATGGTGCATTCGCTCCGTTTGCACCTCGTCCGAATGTTCCACCATTAACTCTTCCGCCACCGGTAGAACTATTTTCACCAGTACCACCACCAGCACCTGCTGCACTGTTACCAGAAACACCGCCTGATCCACCGGCAACCATAATTACTTCATTTTGATATGATGCGAAATTCGTTAAAACTCCTCGGTTTGTTTTTGTTATGGACGTTGCACCACCACCTCCAGGAGCTGTACTTCCTGGAGAACCATATCCATCATACACTTTTCCGCCACCACCGGAACCGCCGCCGTTATATCCGCCAGCACCAGGTTGCCCACCTGTTGTTTTGTTATCGATCCATTCACCAGGCTGTCCGTGACCACCAACACAGATATAAATTGTTTCTCCGGCATTCATGTAAATATAACCAGTTGATGTACCACCAGCTATACCTTCGTTCGTCGGCTGTCCATTGAACCAGTTACCTGGGTAATCACCACTCGTAACCAGATAGTACTTCCATAATTTTGTTCCACCTTCTGCTCCGACCGCTTTCAAATAATAGAAACCAGATACTGTGGCTGTATAAGACTGAACTCCACCTGAATAATAGAAATTCGTTGTCGTTCCGCCTTCTGTCTGCGTGATACTATCAGATGAGATGTTCGAGTAATTTACACCATCATAGGATAACTGTAACTGAAATGTTTTCTCAATACTATCATTCTGACTGATGCTTACGAGGATTCCACCTTCTCCGTTATATAGCAATGAATTATATTTCGCTTCAACTGCAAGGTCAGCGCTGTAAACGGCTTTGATCGTATCATCGCCAAATCCAAATGTGTATTTCATGCCACTTAGTGTACCGATCAGTGTTTCATTGCTCTTTTCATACTCGATAAAAGTATACCCACTATAGCAGTTTGGAGTTGGCAACGAAATTGTTGTACCATAAGTACCTGAATACGTTGTTTTTACTAAAGTTCCGCCGTCTTTGACATCAATTGTAAGCGTATAAGAAGGATTTCCTTCATACGTGATCTTACAACTACCGTTTCCAATGTGGTTTGATATCCCTGTTGAGGCGCCACTTAATTTCGACGCAATATATCCGGAACCGCCACCACCGCCAATATAACCTGCATTTCCATAGGTTCCGCCATAATAGCCGCCACCACCAGCGCCGCCATATCCAAGTTTTCCATAAACCTGAACATTTGTATGTTGACTGACGGTTGCAGTTTTATTACTATCCTGACCCTGTCCAAATGCGTATCCGGCTGTTTGTGTACCACCATTAGAATGCTCATTTTTAACTCCGGCAGCTCCGGTTCCGTTCAGTCCGCCACCATTACCTGTTTGCGAACCACTAAAATCGAGCGTACCAGTACCACCACCGCCACCAGCAACTAAAAGAACAGAATCTTTCTTGTCTTTAAATGCAGATAGGGTTCCTAAGTTGTCAAACGTAATTGAGGTGGCTCCACCACCGGAACCAGTACCGTAATAACCTGTACCACCGCCATTATAACCACCTGCTGCTGATGCAGAACTAGATGACATTGATCCTTGACCGCCGACAGTGATATAGATTGTTTGCCCCTTTACTAAGGTGACAGATCCTGCGGCATGACCACCATATCCTCCTTTTGTTCCAATCCAATAGCCACCCTTATCCGAACACCCACCACCAGACGCACCATATGCATCAATTGTGTAGGTTCCAGTTTCTGGCGCCGTAAATGACTGGATTCCTCCTGTATATGAAAATGACCATGTATTATCTGCTGCCTTTGCCGTCATCGAAGTATCTGTAATAACAGTCACGATCACAAAACACATTGCCAAGATCATCGATAATATTCTCTTTAACTCATGTTGTGTCTTAAACTTAGCCATTCGCATTTTCGTCTCCTTCTATTTTGTATTTTAAGCTATTGTACTTAGCTCTATATTTTTACAAGGCTCACAATATTGAAAACTCGTCAAGAAGTTTTTCAATTCAGTTATAAATATGGACAACCAAATGACAAAGAAAAAGAGCTCTGAGACAATTCCCAAAGCTCTTAATTCTGCTAATTGATGATCGAAGTATGGAAGTCGTCCATAATGGAACCTTCTCCAAGTCTCATATCAAATGTTCCCATTGAAGTTACCGTTTCTGTTGTGACAGATTCTGCAGAACTACGAATTAAGTACTTATTTGCTATGATTTTCGTTGTAATCTGATTTATGATTCCCATGTCAATATGATCTGGATTTTCTGGAAGTCCAATATAAACCGGAACCCAGAAATCGAACACATAACATCTTGTGAACCCAGTGTTCTCTCCATCTGCTTCCACTGTGATCGTTTTACTGCTAGGATTGTTATCGTCTGTGTATTCTGACGTTAATACTGCTTCTTGCAGCATTCTCTCGAATGGATCACTGGAAGGCGTCATGTCCTGTGTCATACCATTGGTGATCAAAGTCGCATTATAGATCATACCTGGTTCATCATGAGCGACGTCATATTCTCCACTCTTTACAATACAGTCCGGCCATTCGAGACTCAAAGTGTCAACCCATCCGGTTGTATAAATGTAAAGACGTCCGCGGAATCCAGCTTTAAACAATAATGGATCTCCAAGGTCATCGCTTGTTAGTTTTTCAACCTTCGAATACAGTTCTGGTTTTCGCTCTGTTGTTTTTGTGATCACAGGCGTTTCGTTTCCAGCAACATCCACAACATGAAGTTCATAACTTAGATTCATAACATTCGGAAACATGATATTCGTCTTCAAAATGTCTTCATAATCATAGGTATATACATGGTTAGATCCATCAGCAACGAGTTCAATATCTGTTTTGTTGTCCGGATTGTCGGTATCAAACACAGTCAACCATGCATGACTGATTCCAGAAACATCTTGTTTACCACCAGCGGCATACTCATTTTCGTCACTGATTGTAATGGTGACTTTTGCTCCGTATGCAACAGAATCGTAAACAGCCCAATCCTGCCAGCTTTTGGTGCTTACTGTATTTAGTGGGTTCTCATGTGTTCCAAGGGTAACAGACATTGTCGCTTTTGGTGCTGTGGTATCGACTTTTAAGTTCATCTTTTTCGTACTTACAGATCCATCCAAGATTCGGTCTGTTTTCGTTCCCTCCGTATCCGATACGGTTAAAAAGATACTTGTTGTTCCCTCTACACCGTAAGACTGAAAGGTTGCGTTTTCTTTTGTAAGTCTTGTTACTTTATTAAAGGTTGTTCTGTCGAATACAGCATTACTATAGGCATCTGCTCTGGTCACCGTTGCATTTGCAATCCCATCTCCGATATCTTCCGCTTGAGCCCACAAGGTATATGCCGTATCAGACCACTCAGACACACTAACGTCATTTGCCAGATCATCAGACGTTACATAAATTCCGTTATCATTTTTCGCATACATCTTCACATTTGCTGGAATGAAGTTTTTCCAATGTGCATATAATGTCATGTCACTTCCGTCTGTCTGGTCATCATTTAAGTGTGTGAAACGATCCGTACTATTGATCTTATTTCCACCGACTGGTTTATCATACCAACCTAAAAACTCATATCCATCCAACGCAATCTCTGGAAGTTCTCCATATAGGTCATCAAATATTATCTTCTTATCTGATGTATCACCAGTTGGAACTCCGATCGCATACCTTCCGGTCTCCGTGTGATCTAAGTTTGTATCAAAGTGCAGCGTGTATTCAATGGCAGTCCATTTCGCATACAACGTTTCGTTTGATCTTGCAGGAATATAAGTATCGTTTGCTTTTCCAATGTATTTTGTACATTCTGGATCCTGATACCAGGCAATAAATTTATATCCAGGCTTTTTGCCTTCCGGAAGTGTAACTGATACCTGACTCCATTGTGCAATCATATCTACTTTGTTTCCCTGTATTGATGTTAAATTTGTTACCGTTTCTTCGTCATTATAATGTCTTGTTTCCGCATGTACTTCCGGCGGACCTTTCAGTGTCACTAAAGCGGTTAAAATGATCGACGCCAAAACAATCAGAAACGATTTCTGTTTTCTATAAATTGTATCCATCTTAATACCCTTTCTATATGTATTTTGTTATCCGTGAACTATTCGGATACAAGTAATCGAGACGTCCCGTCCTACTTCTTAAATATGGACGCTTAGTGTACAAAGAAATATTTATGAACGAGAAAAGAGGAAACAACACTCTAATTTTCAAAATGTTATCTTCCTCTTTCTCTTTGTTTCTTATACTCCGGTTACCATTACTGTACGATCACATAATATGTAACCTTTGTGATTTCATATATGTCATCCATTCCGGTTTGTAACGTAACTGTTGTCACTCCTGTTTTCTTTCCAGTAATTGTGATCAAATCTCCATCGATCTTAACATCTGCAATCGATTCGTCATCAATTGTATAAGTAATCGGAAGACCGGCATCATTTCTTTCGATTTCAAATGTGGTGCTACCAAGGTTTGTGTTAGGTATCAAACAGCTTACGTACTGACTGAACCGTAAATCATTCGGAATCCTGATATTCGAATTCCACCCCTGGAACTCAAGATCACATTCATCAGAAGCAATTGGAATCATAACTGTAGATGACTTTTTATCACTATCTTCATATGCTAAAACTTGATGTCTTTCATATTGATTCTTTGATAACTGTTTTTCTGTATCATAAACATGAGTATCATCTTTCATCGTTCCTGATGTTGCATCATTACCATCATAAGACACCGGATACGTATTCTGTACCCAATGTGCATACAATATCATTGTATCATAATACTGGTAATTACCATTACGATCCCAATAGATCGAACCTGTTAGTTTGGCACCGGTGTTTGGATTATATACGAGTCTTCCGCCGGATGCGCTGTCATACCAGCCAGCAAAAGTATACCCTGGTTTCGTCGGAATGTATGCAAACTCATTAAAACCTACATTTGCTTTTCCGCCATAAGGAATATTCACATTGTCTACTGTAATGCGTCTGTCTCGACCATTATTAAACTCAAGTTGGACGCCGTAATTTCCGTCTCCCCATTTTGCATACAAAGTCTGGTCGGCGTCAAAATAGGTTGTGTTTACGAGAATATTACCGGATTCATCAATCAACATTGTACCCGTTCCATTCGTACCCGTATAATAGCCTTCAAAGTTTTTTCCTCTCACTTTCGGGTACTCAACGGTTGTGGTCATAATACCTTTACTGTCTTCGAAATATCGGTCATAATATTCCATCATATAAGGGTCTGCTGTGTCTTCGTTAACAAGACCAGTCATGCAGTAATCAAGGGTGATCTTATATTTCTTAAACGTCCATTCTGCATATAAGGTTGCGTCTGATGTATATTCGCTGGCATCTATTGCAAACGTTCCATCCGCATTGATTACCGTTCGATTTCCAAGTTTGTAACCCTGGAATTCGTATCCATATTTTGTTGGTACCGCAATTTTTGTGATCGTTGTTCCGCGTGCTGTTTTTGTGTACCGACCTCCGGATACATAAGCGACGGTATCTCCATCGGTACATGCAGGCTGCAGGTCATCCTTTCCATCACGGACTAAAGTCAAAGTGTATACATTGTCAGACCACTGAGCTACAAACGTTACATCTTTCTTAAACGAAGCCATGTCAACTGTCTCGCCTGCTGCATACGTTCTACTTGTATAAGAAGCGTCAAGTTCTGGGTCGTATGCCAGTTTCCAGTACAGGAATGTAGCATTTGGTTTGGAAGCAGTTGGTAGTGTGATCAGTGTGGATCCGGAAATATTTGGAGACATTACGTCGGTTGCACCTTCTACGGATCCATATTTGTACGCAAACCCATATTTAGTGTATGCAGGGAAAATACCGAATGGACCTTTGTCATAGTAGCCGCCAGAACTATAATAATAATCTCCATTTTTGTATAAATTATAGCCGTATCCACTTGCATTCAAACTCATGTATAACGTTGTGGATGTTGATGTCATATATGTATTACGAAAACTAGTCCAACCATACCCTATATTACTTCTTGGATATTGACCGCCATAAACACCCATGAAGTATTTTTTTCCTGTAGGAACATTCCTTAAAACTCCAGTCCACCATGCAGTAATGTCACTGCTTCCTGAAAATGACGTTTTAGGTTCTGTTGAATTGTCAAAATAACTACAATCACTCCATGATCCGTAGTCCATATAGTTTACAGAAGTATCAAAAGCATCTCCACTTTGGTCGAGTTTAGTTCCATTCGGAGACCCAGCGATTGCGTTTCCTTGTTCGTCTGCCTTCTGCAGTGTCCAAGTGTGATCCCAGCTTAGTGTTGTCTTCTTTGATGTCTCACTTGCAGTTCCACCATTGCCATCAAAAGAAGCTACATAGTTGATCGTATTAATATCCGGGTTTGGAATACCAATTTGTGTTCCAACCTGTTTTGTGATGATCGCTGGGTTATCTTCTGTATAGGTTGCTCCATTATAGGTCCATTTGCCAAGAGTAGGCCTTACGTATAAGGTTGAAAGACCCGTAGCATCATATAGAGTTTCTATTGTAACCGTTGCTCCATTCATTCCTGGCTCAGCAAGTACTTCGCTTACTAATTGTGTTATATTTGTTGCGCTGTCATAAATCTGTGAACTGCCATCTGGCTTCACAACTGTAATACGTTTGTCTGAAGTAGCCTTGAAATTTGTGATTGCCGGAGCATAAACGCCGCTATCTGTATAAGTCTGACCATACATTACCTGTTCACTTTTACCGGTAATTGATTTTGATGCTTTCGTCCAGTTGTTAACGATATCCTGGTCATCACACCATTTATCTGCAAGTGCTACCGTATGATATACATTAATGCTGTTAACGGTTGTCTGAATGCGAATTTCTGGGATGTCTGTCTCTCCAACAATGTCTTCGCCAACAGACCACTTTGCATAAGTTGTCAATCCAAACGTCTCACCGCTGACGGTTAGTGTTTTCTTCTTATCATCATAGGAAGATTCATTCGTAAACAATGCAGGCGTTCCATATTGTGCTGTGTTTCCGTAACTATCTCCGCTTCCGCCATTTGTGCCCTGTCCATTTACGGATCTATATGCCCAGGTTCCAAGTTTATAGAGCTCAAATGACTGGATCAGTGATCTATGGGCACTATAATAATCGGAAGCACTGAATCGTGGCAGATATTTTGCATTATTTCCGGAAACAAAGGTGTTAAATCCGCTACCATTTCCGTTTGCATCAATTCGTGTAAAATACTGTGCAATCTGAGCTTCTGAAGGAGAATTGATACCAACAACCTCTTTCATGAATTTCTTTATGGTGCTATAACTTTCGCCTTCATATTTTGCAATGATGCCGAGTCCATTTGCAACCGTATAATTGCATCCGCCTGGGAAATACCAGATATCCATACTATCAGAGGATGCAATGTTTCTTGTTGTAAGAGAGCTGCGTCTGATTGTTGCCGGATAAGGTGTAGAACCACTGGACTTATCAGGTTCCAATCTGATGTAAGTCTGCAATACATTCCGCTCCGTTAGAGTTTCTGTTGTGTTTCCATTATTGTTGTAATCAGAACCATCAACAAAGGTAAGTTCATTGTAGTTTTGTAATACTTTGTCACTCTGAAAGAAATCAACCCAGCTGTATTTAAACCCATCACCCTGCCACATTTTCACATACTGATTCTTTGTATTGTTGACAGCTTGCGGAATCTGACTTGCAGTGTATTTTTTGCCAACCGGAACACTGTTTGTATGTGAATTCCAATATTCGTTTGCTTTTGATACGTTCCAGTTTGCAATTGTTCCGTTTTTATCAACACCTGCGAAATAACCATATGGTCTCACATTAAAATCATATGCTTCTGCTGTTCCTGCTGCTCCGAAAAAGTTCGTATACCAGGAATGACCCTCTTCCAATGCTTCTCCCATGTCATAGTTTGAAAATGTAAACTGTAACATGAATGTAGCACTTCCGTTAGCATCGTTCTTTGCAGCAGATGCCGTACTTTTGGATACGTTTGTTTCGCCGCCTTTTTTAATGATACTAATAAAACTTGCAGCACCTGCTGAGACTGCTCTTGCTCCGGTTACACTTGGACTGTTGCTTGACTGAGCTGACGTCTTTCCGATTCGTATCACTTTCTTATTGGCGTCTCCTTTTACAACACTATCTGTTGTAAACCCAGACACAACAGAAGAAGAATTGAAATGGTTTACTTCATCAAAATTAGACATATAAGGTGCTGATATCGTAAACTTCGTAACGCCATGCATATCATTCAGGTAAAGGTAACCAACAGAGTTATCATACCACCACCAGGTGTTCGCGTTGGAGATGACCAAATCGTCTTTGTGTTCCTCGTATTGTTTCAGACAGTAATCAATAAACGGTGTTTTTATCTCTGCCATTTCTGTTAGATCGTCACTTAGTAACACATCTTCATCTGTGATTTCAAAAGAAGTTTCTTCTACATCGCTGTTTAATATCTGACTGCGTTCTTTGATCTCTTTCATATCATCTTCTGATAATGATGAAAGAAACTCTCCTACGAATGCATAATGAGTATCTCTTAAATACAGGTCGAGATCATCATCACTTATATTCCTCCAATCAAGATCCATAATTCCTGGACCAAGATCTGTTTCCGTTTTCCCTTTCCACGTAACACCTTCTGTATGTGTGTGATCGAACATTCCGGAAGCAAAAGCATAATCTGCTCTTTTGTAGACATCATATGGGTTTACAATACCATATCCATAGTATTCATCCCATTCTGTATCATTTGGATTTTTAGCAGCAGAATTGATCAGTTCATCTGCATTTGCACCATCAATTCCCATAATATAAGCATACATGGAAGACATTCTGATTGCTGCGTTTGAGGTTCCGTCAACGCCATCGTAGTTGCCATACGTTGCATAGTCGATCGTACCTCCATAATTGCTATATTCTGCAAACTCCCCATTAATATCTACAGACGAAACAACGATCGCTACCGGAATATTGGATGGAGTTATTTTGGCTACGTCCATACTTCTATTTCCGGCGGATACAATTACCTTGATACCAGCATCCGTAGCCTGTTTGATCGCATCCGTAAGCAGAAATGAACTCTCAGACACTCTGGCATTCATACTGATATTAATGATATCAACATCCTTCTCAATCGCATACAAAATACCTGCATAAGTACTTGTGATCGTAGCGAATCCGTCTTTGTTTGCTACTTTGATTGGCATTATGTTTACGTTATCGTTTGTCATTGAAGTAACGATTTCTGCCATTCTGGTACCGTGTCCGTTATCATCTTCTGTATTTTCTTGCTCGTCATCTACTGTATTGATTCCTTTTAGAATCCTGTCACTGTCTCCCGTATATCCGGTATCGAGGATTGCAATCGTAACCGGTTTTGTTGAAGCCGTTTCAGTATCAGTATCCATAATAATTGTATTGTCTTCTTGGGCTTCTGTGTCTTCGGTTACAATATCTCCGGAGATATCAAAAACAGCTTCATAAGAAACTGTCATATTACTGGAAACACATTCCGTATGCGCGTAGTAGGCTGCTTTCTCACTGGAAAACATAACAGCCTGCATATTCTCTGATAATGAGATAACGGAAAAGGTTATGTCTTCTTTGTCCGTGTCGTTTTGGTCGTTAATAACCTGACTTACTGCTGCATTTCCAATTGAGGTTGCTGTTTCTTTGTTTCCTTTTATAAGAATTGTCTTAAAATGAGCCTGTTTATCCTGTGACCAGCCATCTTCGTCATAAATAAGACTATGTAATTCATCAGCCTCTAATTCTCCATGGGTTCCCTCATTTAAGAATGCGAACTGTTCGGCATCAAAGTTTTCGTACGCATCATGATCGTATCCGTTTAAAATATCCGAAGACAGTCGTGCAGACTCAGATGCCATACGTTTGATATTACTTAAATTACTACTCGAATAAAAACACATTCCCGTGAGCAAAACAACAAACGCTCCGAGTATTACTGCCTGTATCCTTTTTAATTCGTTTTTCATAATTTATCCTCCAAATTGTTAACTGAAATAATATTTTCGTTTGTTTTTGTATACTAAATATGTGTTCCCAAGTTGCAGACAAAAAAAACAGTCCTTTCATATCAGAAAGAACTGTTTCGCATGTAACGATTATGCATATATAATTTCGTCAATATTTTCTATCCTGTTGATGTCAAATCCTTTGCTTTCGAACTCTTTTTGTCTTTCGTATCCTAAAATTTGTCTAATATGCTGATAACCAATAGCTGCGTTATATACCGGAACCATACTTTTGTCACTAAATTGTCGAATCCAAGTATTCGAATCGACTTCCTTTGAACTAGTTCGTCCCAAATACTCTTTCAATTCAGACGTTGTTAAATCTAATGGCAGTAACAGAAAACATGCAATTACGTCTTCTGTTGTTGTATCTATATCTTGAGGAATCATGGTTGTATCATATATGCCTTCAAACATTGATTCTTCTCCTCTCAACAAATACTTTGCAATTCCGCGAGCTATTGCGTATCTTTGTGTTTTTGCATCCAATAATTTGTTAACAACAATTGCCATTTTGCCTTGTTTTTCTTCAATTAACCGACTAAGGATGCCAGTTGTAGTGCATGATTCCTGGTTCTCAAAGTCCAAGTAATGCACTTCGAATCCAATATGAGACGCAATTGCTTCTATATCTATTGGAAATACAACTGGTCGGTCACTATAAACTTTGCGAATTAAATTCATACAGTACTCTGAAAACTCGGAATATAATTCTGTTGTTGATGAGTTAGTCGGTATTTTTTATTATTAGTGATAATCGAATATTTATAGTAAAAACTTATAAAAAACTGACGAGTTTTTCGAATTGTGAACCTTATAATTGTTAAAATAAAATAATCCAGAAAGGAGGCATCACGAATGCAGATATACTCAACATATAGTGTCAAGATCAAGCATTACAATCATATTTTTAAAGATACGGTATCTGTATACCGTGGTGCTGTAGATTTTCTGATTACTGTATGTCTCAACGAATGGGATAATATCAGTAAAATCGACCAGAGCCAAAAACGTCAACAGTACGTGGAAAGACTCTGTCATAGAACTAATGGAAATCCAAACCCAGTGTATCACTTCGATAAAAAATTCTATAAGTTCCCGAATTATTTAAGACGTGGAGCGATAAACGAAGCAATTGGAAAAGTGTCTTCCTATAAGAGTAATCTTAAAAACTGGGAAGAGACGGACATAAAAGTGCATGGAAATAAACCTTCTTTCCCTAGAGCGGGATTTACTTATCCATGTATGTACCGGACTGATATGTACAAACAGACGGAACTTTACGAAGCAAAGATCAAGGTCTTTATCCGTAATACCTGGGACTGGATCACAGTAAAGCTCCGGAAATCAGACATGGATTATATTGAAAGACGGTGTGCAGGACGAAAGAAATGTGCTCCGACGCTTCAAAAACGTGGTCATGAATGGTTTCTGGATTTCCCATTTAAGGGAAGAGTTACCCTTTGTGACACTGCGGTAAAGGATCAGACCGTAGTTTCTGTAGACCTGGGAATCAATACTGCTGCGACGGTCTCTGTCATGTGTGCAGATGGCACTATTCTGGGAAGACATTTTTGTAAACTTCCGAAAGAAATAGACTCTCTGAGCCACAGCATTAACCGTATCAAGAAAGCACAACAGTATGGTAATTCCAGGACTCCAAGACTATGGGCGAGAACGAAAGGTATTAACCATGATATCTCAGTGAAAACTGTACAATTTATTATGGATGTCGCTGTCCTTTATAATGCAGATGTGATCGTATTTGAACATCTGGATAAACAGGGCAAAGTGAAGGGTTCTAAAAAGCAGAGACTGAAATTATGGAGAAGCCAGGAAGTACAGCGTATCGTGGCAGACAAAGCACACAGGCTTGGAATGCATGTCAGTCATATTTGTGCATGGAATACATCCAGACTGGCTTTTGATGGCAGTGGATATGTTCTCCGAGGTAAATACGGTGGATTTAAGACTTATGAACTCTGCCGGTTTCAGAATGGAAAAATCTATAACTGTGACCTGTCTGCATCGTATAATATCGGAGCCCGGTATTTCATACGTGAGATTTTAAAATCCCTGGATGAGAGTTCAAGGTTGCTCATTGAGGCAAACGTTCCTCAATGCAGTAAGAGAAGCACCTGCACGTTTGCTACACTTATTAACCTGAATGCGGAACTCATGGCTTTGCCGTCATGAGATATACTGAGTTCAGGCTGTATCTGTAGAAACGCACTCCCCGTCTTCTAAAGAGACTACGTGTTTGAGACACTTATGGGGAAGTACGCGACTTTAGTCGTGTGAGGCTTCACTGCATTATTACACTTATTTGATTTGCTTTTGCTTGCATGTTGTTCTCCTATAATTTTTCTTTCCTATTCTTAGTTTAGTATGCAATACGTTTTAGGCGCCTATCCATTAGGATGCAGGAACAGGAACTTATATATGTTCGAAATTGATCGATATCCGCACTTCCGGTTCCATATGTGCATCCGGTCTCAGGCGCCGAATCCTTTTGCATTGATCCGTTTTTTAGCACCTTTACAAGACATTCCCCGTATATCTTTCCTTTCGACACCATACGATTACGCCCTCTTTTCCAATCTCAAGTCTAGTATTGTCCTGATATTGTATTTTGAATGTGTTTTCTTTTTGGTTTCCTGGATTCGGATGCCCATCTTTCTGGAATCATTAAGATTTACACTCTTTTTGCCACAGGTATCCATAAATTCCAAGAATGTTTTAGCATCAATATAATACGTTTCCTCAAAGTCTCTGAAATTGATCACGATTCCAGCAATCGCACCAGCATTAGATGCTTTTACCAAGTTTTCAATCTGTCTTCGTTTGATTGGAGCATCCTTTGTACCGAACCCAAGTGTTTTTTCTTTATGACTTTTTAATTCGAGTGCATACATCTGACCGTTTTCGCAAAGGATTATATCATAAGGGCTTTTAAGCGAAAATCGTTGTGTACTGTGATTCACATCAAATCCAAGAGCAGCGTCATGTAGTCTGCAAAAATACACACCTTCTGGAACGGATGCTTTAAAATCGTCTTCGAATACTTTTCCTACATTCTTTGCCATAACTATAATTCCTCACTTTTCCGTTTCAAAATAAGCTGAACATGAGTTGGGTTCTGCATCTGGATACCAAAATCGTTTTCCACCTGGTTGCTGATAAACTGATTCGTATACAGATTCTTGAAAATAATCTCATAATTTCCGTTCGAGATAATATCCATAAGACCATCAAGTGTTAATGGAAGATAGTTTTCGTGTAATTCTTGGTCCCAGTTCTCAACATACCGGTACTTCAGCAGGAAATGATAGAGATGATAACTGGTTGCGATCTTACCGTATACGCGTTCGTAATCATCTTTTTGTGCTCTATAAGTTTCGTTATTGTTGAGTTTTACAAGATCAAAGATATTTGCAGCTGTGTTTTTTCCATCAACTGTAATCATATCCCGAACAACAATATACTGAAATCCAGATTCAAATACTGCTTTCCAGAATAATTCCACCTGTTTTGGATCCATATAACTGTATACTTCATGAATGACGCTGCTTAAATTTAGTATACAATGCTTCGGATCCGCTACATTGTCTAATGCCGGGTATTGTGATCTGATCCAGGTGGCGTTTGGATTGCGAAGTGTGAATAACTCTTTAAACGCCACCTCATTATCGATCCCGACTTGCTGCCAGTCAATTCCTAGTTGACGCATGGTTTGAAACAGACATCCGTCTGCACATCCAAAGTCAACAATTGTATTGACTGTTCCTGCCGGGATCTGATTTAAGAAAAACAACTTTTCTGCCATTGATCCTTCCATACGTAACGCATAGTTTTCTGTATTTTTGATTGCTGGTACTGTGCTCATAAATTGATGGTCCTTTCTATTTGTACTTAATTCCAAGTGTTTTGTACTCTTCTTCTGTCAATAATCGTTTCTTGTTTTCCAACACCAGCATTTCTGGATGTCTCTTTTTACTGAGATGTTCTCGTGTTCTCAATGTTAATTTTCTTTTTGTTTCCATAACAATTTTCCTCTCTTTAATCGAATTGTATTACTTTTTACTGCAAAAGGTTTAGAGCAGATCTTATATTAATAAGGCTCACAATCTGAAAAACTCGTCTTTTTGTTCAAACAGAATAACCGAAATTCCCGTCCTAATTCTTAAATATGTATAAGTATCTTGCAAACAAAAGAAGGCAGCCATAATAGCCACCCTCTTTCGTTTGCATTTGTTCTGTTTTCAGTCGCCTTCCATAGTCTAGTACCGTTCCTTTCTCTGGATCCGATCCAGTTTCTGACGTCTGTTATCAGTACGTGCCGGTTTTCCCCCTGGTTTCTTCTTATAAGTTTTGCAGGTCTGGCACTGATGACGGAACGTTCCCTCTTTTCCTAAATCACAGTTTCCCTCACAAATGTAATGAATACACTGAATTTCTCTAGTTTTTGCCATAATCGTTTCCTCCTTGCGTGTGTTTATTGATATTTTGATATCTTAAATATGTGTTCAGTCACTGCAAACAAATTAATATAATCGGTTATTTTTCGAATATGCTCATAAAGGCAAACATGCAAAATAGGACACTCTCATTCATCCCATATTTATCGTATACAAATAAACAATCATAAAAGGAGACAAATCAGGTTACTGGTGCGCCTCCTTTTTATTGTTTACAAGAACAATCACAAAAACATTATTTTTAAGGAGGAACCAAAACCATGATTAAGTTATTTAATTCAAACACCACTTTTGAGGAGGCAGTAGAGATTAGCCGTACTGTTTCCGACCTGACCGAACTCGATATGATTCAGATTTCAGCTCTTTTTGTTGCAGCAAGAAGCACAGGAAACGAAATCCTGGAAATGAAATGTCATAACCGGTTAAACGAATACAGCCAGACAAAGTCAAATCTGAAGTACATCGTAAATCGTATGTATGGCAAATACGGAGTTGACGAATTGATGTACTTGTATCAGCAGTATTCGTACGATGAGATCTACGACATGATCAGTCCGATGGTTTCCGATCTTTGGAATGAACTAACATGGAAATTCGTTTCCGGTTATCTTGGTGATACAAGAGCAAACCGAAACAATTTCTTTTACGGTCGTTTCTTAAAGATCAGAATCAAAGGTCTGTACTGCAGATTGATCGGCGAACTTGCAAAAGAACGCTATCCAAAGTTAACATTCAGCATGTTGAGACAGTATGTGAAACTTCGGAAGCTAACAAGCTACCGGTTCATTATTTCTCGTCATACAAACAACGAGTTGAATCAGATCTTGTTAGACGCTGAGGCAGAAACCCTGTCAATGAAACGTCTCAACCAGATGCGAGTTGCTTTTGGATACGAACCAGAGATCGAAGAAATTCCGTTAAGAGAACAGCCTGCATGGAAAGCTTCTCACAGGAACGAAAGAGAATTCTGGAAGAAGACAAAGGCAGACAAGATCAATCAGAAAGAACAGGACGGTTTTATTCTGTACCTGAAACGTGATTTTGATTTCACGGATGATGAGCTTGCAAACCTTGTAAACTGGCTCATGATTGCCAGATATGAAGGTCGTGTTGGAGATGACATTCCTGTATGCGAATCACTCAAGAACAGATACAAAGGAAAGAAAGGTGGAAGAATAACTGAACCAAACTACATGAAAGAGATGCGTGTAGAAATTCTTATGAACTGTGATACCGATTTCGTTTCCCCAGTGTTTATTCATACACTGGAATCCGGAATTGGCGGAAAAGTCAGAGGACAGATCAACGCACATCTCGCAGCCTAAATTTTAGAAAACACTCATGGGAATTCTCTTTGGAGATCCTGTGGGTGTTTTTCTTTACTTAGCTGCCTTTACCGAATTGTAAACTGAAATAAAAGAATGCACCTACTAGAATCCCATATGAGATAACTATAGATGCATTCGTTGCATACGTTTACAAAAGCTGATCTACATACTTTCCGAGATCTTTTTCTGCCTCGGTTTTCAGTGTGTAAAATCCGCTCATGTAATCCATTTTTGATGTCGATAACGCTTTGAATATGCATTCTGCCAAAATCTGGTTTGCATCTTCTTTGTATATATTCTGAATTTCATCAATGCCGTCATCGAAATACATCATCGCGACATTATTGAGGTAATTCAAACTATAGTTTGCGAGATCGATACCCGTTGCACAAGCTACATACTGGACTTCAAAGGTTTTCATATCAAGCTGAGATCGAACTTCGCCGAATACGAATTTAGTATCTGAGTACTTCTTTCCTATAAATCCGGTTTTCTTGTCCTCTTTCTCCTGACAATTTACCTCTTCCTTACCCTTATCCTTTTCTTCAATCATTCGTTCCATGATTTCGTCCATCTTGATTCGCAACTGTTCTGCCTTTGCGAACGCTTTTGTGATGTTTTCTAAAGTATCTGCATTCGAAGAAAAGCCTGCATAAGTGTATGTTGCAATACCATATGCATCATAGAAAAACGTCAGATTAAGTTCGCTGCATTCGAATTTCACTCGTTTTGCATACATACCTTTGTACCATGCAGTTTTCGCAATCTCATCGCTGCTTGAGATCACTTCAAATTCATCGATTTCCTCTGTTAACCCGCACTCTTTGCACGCAAGACGCAAAGCTTTTTCCTGTAAGTTAACGACGTCATCATGAACCTGTTCTCTTTGTTCTAAATAATAATCTTCTGGTGTCATAATATTTCTCCTTTTCTGTGTTTTGTTTTGGATACTATAAATATGTGCCGGGAAAGATATCTGCAAAACAAAAATAATACCTGTGGGCACCCATTATGAGTATCCGCAGGTATTGTTCAATGATCATTAGCGATCGAGATCTTCGTCAGCGCATTCCAGGTCGCCCGTTATCAAACATTGCAAATCGTCCGTCCATACAACAAAACTTTGTGTAGAAGTCTGCATCTGTGCCGGATTTGGTCCCTGTAAATCAGAATCGATGTCGTCTGGATTCACTTCCATATTTTTCACGTCCTGGAAGTGCTGACTATGTTCTAATTCTTCGTTCGAATACAAAGCTGTCTCCAATCGATTTAATAATTCGGCTGATGTTATTTCTGGTATCTTAATCATGATAATTATTCCCCTTCTCAATTTGTTACCCTAAATATGTGTCGGAAAACAAAAACTTATTTCTAACTTTTCGCTACACCACAATTTGTAATCGATCTAATCATGCTGGATGGACACTGCCTGTGTTTCTCAAATTCTGGTTGCTCTCCATTTAATTCCGTTTTGATGTATTCCTGCATCGCTCTCAACACTTCGTCTTCGGATATGTATTCTTCTTCGACTTCGTATGGATTAAGAGGAACTATATATGGAATCCATGAATCGGCGATCACATAATTAGCTTCTGAACCAAAAGTCTCTTTGACTTCCTCGATTCCACCAGGATAATCCCGTTTCAAGATGTTATCAGTACGATCAGCCGGAGCTCCACTGATATTGATAACATAATCAAAAATCCCATAAAGTTTCTGCACAGAATCCCCACCAAATCGATACCGAATCCCACAAACTCGAAACCTGGTTTCATCAATCTTTTTAAATATTACTTGCAGATTTGTTGGAGTCCAGGATGGATCAAGTGCTATATTCACTTCTCGTACGCTAAATTCTTTTATTTCCATAAAAACTGATCCTTTCTGTTCGCAACATGTTTTGTTTCCGGTTATTCTGATTTTTAACATCCAGAGCCAACATAATTTACACGTGTTTTCGTTTGCTTATGATAAGGCTCAAAATATAGAAATCTCGTCACCGGAAACGAAACAGTTCTGATTCAATTTTGGCATACATGCAAAACAATTAACCGAGAATTCCAGCCATACTTCTTAAAACCTGATCTTTCTTGCAATAATTGGATCTTTATCCAAAGTTGGACACAAAATAAGTTCATCTTCATGTGGCATTACACGTAGATCAATCATATAATTTCGTGTTGTTCCGGCATCGTCTGTTGTAATTCCGGCTGCTTCTGTCAAAAATTCGATCGTTTGCTTATCATTGGTTCCCAAACATACGATTGCAATTGCATTACAAAGGACTGTATTGTAGTCATCGGGATGCTGCATTTTCAAATTTGTGATGGACTGATAAATAAAATCAACACTCAATCTGAATCGACGTGCTTCAACACAAAACAATCTGGTATCATAAAAACAAAGACTCGCTTCATCCATAATCACTCTCGTCATCGGGGCTTTTTCGTCATACATCATTGTATACCGGTACACGAGTTCATCCAAAAAGATTGATTCGTAAACACTTTTTTCAAACCAGTCCGTTTCCACAAACAAAACAGTATTTGTTTTATGCATAAAGTCATGAACAAGACTTGAGAGATCGATTGTGTCTCCTGGTAATAATTCGTTAAGTCTGACCATCAAACTCATAATCACAGATTCTCTGACAGCCGAAGACAGAGATCGAATTGATTCTGACCAATAAGCAGCATCTCCGCTGGTATCCCCAGATAGCTTTTCAACAATATTCTTGTGATTGCATTTTTCAGGACGGTCAAGAAGTACCAAAATGATATCTAAAAGAGCTCTCTTTTCGGCTTCCAAAAAGAATTCATCTGTCTTTTCGTCATCAAAAAGAAACTTATGAGCATTAAACATTTTGTTTACGAATCGTTCCGCATCCGCACGATTAGTAATCAAAGAGAAGTAATCGATTGGTCTTTTGCTTAAGTCAATCTCAAATGTTTTTCTTTCTGTCATACGTTCGATAATACCTTCGGCTTCTGATTTCCCCATATAAACAATACAATTACTATGATGATCTGCGGTCATAATATTTGGCTCGATATAACTGTATTTCTTACCGGAGCCCGCTGATCCGAGTACTAAGACATTCGTATTTGTTTCAGGGCTCAATGGAATCAATACATCTTTTCCGAGCCTTTTCGTTGGACCGCAATATCCACTCGGTAACTGATAAGTTTTAAACTCATAATTTGGTTTCTTAGGTGCACGTAATATATTTTGCTTTTCCTGATTTTTCTTTCTGCTAAATAAAATCATAATCTATATTCCTTTCTGTTTCGTTGTTCATTGTTTTTGTTATCCTAAATATGGATAACGAAAAAGCAAAGGAAACAGAAAACTGTGTTCAAAGGTTGAGATAATGGTTTGGTTATAGTTGAAAAAAACAGACGATGGGTTCCGAAAACTGCATAACATGTCATAATTACCATCTTGGAACCGCACATAGGTATTCAATAACAACACTAGTGCAAGTTTTGATACGATTTCTCGAATACGAGGTATAGGTTCCAGAGACTGCAGAAAACATTTCGATTACCACTCTGGAACCTATTATTAGTATCACGGGAGTTTATCTCACGTGACCTGTACTCCAAAGGAGTGGGATTCAATAACAACACTAGTGCAGATTTTGATACCACACCTTACGGTGTACAGTTCACTCGAAACAAGTTCTCGTGATACGTTTTTAAGAATACGAAGCATAGGTTCCGAAAGCTGTATAATACACTTCGATTACTGCTTGGAACCATTCATAGGTATTCAATAACAACACTAGTGCAAGTTTTGATACGAAACTAAGAATATAGTTGTATAGATTCCGAAAGCTGCAGAATACACTTCGATTACTACTCCGGAACCCATATTTAAGATAACAAATCATTTGAATTCAAGGAGGAAAACAATATGAGTACATTCAAACCAACGTGGGAACTGAAAGTTGCTGATGCTGAAAAGCCAGAATTAATTGGACAGCTCATCGATATTTTTGAGGACTTCCTAGACGACAAAGGAATCACGACTGATGATATTCCAAATCCAGAACGAGAAGAGGAAGACGACTGTTCTGCTATCATCTACGGTACTGATTATGATGTTCTGGCAGATAAAATTGCTTCTGTCTTAGGTTTCGAACGATAACAAACAAAAATTGAGACTGGTTAATGCCAGTCTCTTTTTGTTGTCTCTTGTTTGTGTTCTCATATTTTGGGCGCTATATATATAAACGAAACCTATAACTAATGATGTTCAATACATGTTTCCTATAGCTGGAACGTTTCGTCGGACATCTAAATGACGGTTTCGAAATGTTTGCGCCTGACAAAACACATATTTAATACAATAAACAATTAAGAAAAGGAGAATAAAAACATGGCAAAGAATAATTTAATCGATATCGAACTTATTAAACAGTATGTTGATATCACAGAAGAGGAACTGATGATGCGTCTTGTAAAGGATGCCGTTGGTTTACAGAAAGAAGCCGAAAGGAACAAACGCCGTAAAGAAATGGAAGATAGACTTGCTGATCCAGACTTCCGGAAATATGTGCTTATGTTCTGGTGCGACTATAAGTACATGTCCCAGTATTTCACAGACGATGAGATTGTTGCAGCGGCGGCTCGTTATATGAGTAAATCTAGTCTGTCAACAGAAATCGCTGTTCCGGGAGCAAGACCAGAAGGAGAACCTATTGGTTACTGTACTGCTATTTACAAAAGTCAGGGATATTCTGAATTTACAGAATATAAAGGTTCCTGGGCGCGTAAAGTCCGGAAGCCTGCGACTTTTTATATTATAGCAAATAGCTATCAGTGTGAATCTGGGGATGTTTCGAAGTACTTATTGATGAGACGCTTACCATACCTGAAAGATTGTTTTAAGATTGACGTGTACAAAGATTTCAGTTTCAATGACTGGATCTATATTGGCTTTCCAGAGGAAACAAAAGATGGAAAAGTGATAGCACATTCCCTGTACACTCCTATCTCGGCTTTGATGGGAAAAGATGCACAGGCAATTATTGACTGTCATCTGAAATACTGGCACGATTACGGTTTCGGTAAATACGACGCCAGAGAAAAGGAATTCATTGAGCGTGATGACGTTCAGGCGTTCCTCAAGAAAGTTGCCGAATAAGTTCCTAAACCTGGAGAAAGACATGCAGCGATTGTTGTGTGTCTTTTCTTTTGTCTCTTTCGAGCACATATTTAGGATACCAAATAAAATAGATCAAACGAAAGGAGATCAAAACAATGGGTAATATTAATAAAACAGGACTTGGTAACTCTAATGACGGAAATGATGATTTCAATCCAGCACCACTTAACATTGAAGATATCATGCAACTTCGAATCACTAAAGTAACGCTTCGAAAGCTGTATTTTGATTACGAGGATCGGCATTTTGCGATTATCGATGTCAGTGATTTTTGCAACTCTTTACTGTACTTCTATGAGCGAATTTTCACAAACGATTATGGGTTTGTGAATATGAGGTTCATAAACTCTACTGACAAGTCAATTCGTATTTCATGGTTTATCAGAGACGTATCCAAACGTCACCCACTTACTATAACTTATAGTAATCTCGATCGTGAATATTTTGCAAAGGCTCTTACAGAACTTGGATTTGCGACCAGTTTATACGAAGACGAATGGGCAGAAAAGAAACAGAAGATCGATGATATCAAAGCAGAAATTGCAAGACTTAATGACCAGATTAAGGATATCAATGATGAATTCTTTAAAACATCTGGTCACGGTTCAAAATCCTACACAGATGAGACAATTAGAGCTATGATACTTCCGCAGATTTTGGGAAGAGATTTCCCATACATGAAAGATTATGATCATGTTTGGGAAGAAAAACCGATTTCTAATCCTAATTTGCGCTGGAATGATCCAGAAAGGTATACCGACATGATTTCTGTTGGATTCCCAGAAAAATCTGAAAACGGGAAAACCACATACCATCGTCTATATGTGCCAATCAATGCACTTATAAACAAAGATGCATTATCAGTTTTGTACTTTCATCGGAAATATTGGAAAAAGTACAATCCTGATACAACAGAAGCCGAGAATCCAGTCTCCAGACGTGAAGCAACGACAGCTTTGGATATTACTTCTCATTCTTACAGAGAGGCTTTGGCTTCAAAATCTGACCTCTCCTTATTTACAGATGAGAAGGAAGAAGAATTCCTGAAACGTGATGATGTACAAGAGTTTCTCAAGAAAGTTGCCGAGTCCAAATAAATTGTAAACGCAAAGGAAGACATGCAGTTATTACTGTGTGTCTTTTCTTTTTGTTATTTCGCTTTCTTCAATCCCATATTTAATACAACAAATAAACGTATACATTCAAGGAGGAAGAAGAAATGCACATTTTAGAAAATGATACTGCAGACTTCAGTATCGAAATCAAGAATCTTGACAACCTTTACATTGTAAAGGTGACCGAAAGTAAGATCGGATTTGTCTATGATGGAAAGCGTTATATTCTGTCAAAAGATGATCCGGATGACGATTTTATAACTCTTTATAAGGCCGTTTCAAAAGACACTCTGCGTGAAATTAGTACACAGGTTACATCTCTTGAGATCTGTCTTCTGGTCAGAGATTCATCAAATTCTGATGCAAACAAAGAGTATTTCGCAAGAATGCTTACAAAGTTAGAGTTTGCCACAGGTATGTACGAATCTGAGTATGCTTCTAAAAAAGCAGAACTCGAACAGATTCATGCGGATATGATGATGGATCTTGACTCTGATTTTGATCCCAGAATAGCAAAATTTCTGGAAGTCTGCTGTTAAACAAAAGAAATTGAGCCTGCTTTTTAGTGGGCTCCTTTTTTTGTGTCCGGATTATTGGGTACATCATCTCTTTGTCAAATTATTATTTTGAGTAATCAATACGTTCTTCGTCACATAATTTATTATAAAGCGACATGTCTTTATGATTTCTTCTATCAAAAACATAATTATACTTAATTTTCGAATCCCCAAAATTTGTACTCCATATATCAGAACAATCAAAAATCACATCACATAGAGTTGAAATATCTATGATTCGATATTTTGTAAGTTCTGTAGCAATACAGTTATCGCCTAAAAATAGATATACTCTTTTTTCATCTGAATAAATATCAGCGCAACCAGCATGTACGATATCACATCTAAGGCTATATAAAACTTCTGCATATTTTTCACCTAAACAAGATATTATCCAACTATCTTTTATGTATTCGTTACACCAGTCTATATAACATTTTTTATCTCTTGGTAAATGATCTGATTTGAAATATTCTTCATTATCTGCATAAGTTAATCGAGAGTACATACTGGGTAACATAAGGGCTACTGATAATGCTGCCCAATAGTTTTTATCACGCAATGATTTTTTACCGGAATCTATAAAATCTTTTATACTAAAAAAACTCATATGAAATCCTTTCCTTTCTACATTTATTTACTTAGATAATTCAATTTATTGATATACTTATTAAATATGCGTTCTATGCTTGTGATCTAACTGAGTTTGTAGCCGATCTCTCGTTGCCTCCATTTTATGTCCGATTTATTGAATACTTTATACAAAAATCAGCTTCAGTGGACACGAAATAGCGGCAACAAAAACGCCTGGCTACGAAAAGAAAAGAGCCCACCATGAAGGCAAGCTCTTTCCTTTTATGCACCGATCATTGGATTGACGTATGTTACGCCAATGTATACGCCGCCAGCGATAAACACAAGCAGCATACCAGCCGTCAGCAAACTCTTACCAAGAGCCTCTGCATCGTAACTATATTTGATACGACAGACTGCTAACAAAGCGACACCGATGATTGATAAAATAGCTCCAACGGTTAATAAAAATAATAACATTTTAATTCCTCCTTATATGTGTACGTTTTGTTTGTTGTCCTAAATATGTGCTTCGTTCGAACACAATTACAACAGATACCGTAATTTTGTAGCCGATCATTCGTTGCCCTCTCTTTTTGTGTCCGATTTATTGGACACTATATATAAAATCAACTTCAGCGGACACGAAATAACGACAACGAAAACATCAGGCTACGAAAAGAAAAGAGCCCGCCATAAGGCAGACTCTCTTTTTCTTGTTAATCGTTGTCTGTGTTCCATGGTAACTTGATAACCTTTTCTGCATCGACAACTTTCTCGTTATGATACCAGGATGTCCATGGATTGTACGTCCAGTATTTATCTTCTTTGACTTTCTGATTCCATTCAGAAACATCTTTGATTGCTAATATTTTTGCAGCATCATCGTTTCCTGCATCCGCAATCTTTACTTCGTTAAGCAAAGCGTTGTATCTGATCTCGTTTTTCATAATCTTTGAGTCTGTTCCAATATGAGCTGAAACAAAGATGATAAAGGAAACGAAAACAACCCAAAACGCAATGGATGATAACCTTTCTGCTATTTCACCAATGCTTGTAAACATCGTTTCTGTGTATACGATATAGAAAACAATCATAGCAATAAGTGCGACTAAAAAGATAAGCATAATAATATTCTCCTTTTCTTTGTGTGTAATTGTTGGTTATCTTAAATATGTATTTCGTTCGGGTTTAATAACAATAGGTACACTGACTGTGTAACGGATCATTCGTTGCCCTCTCTTTTTGTATCCGATTAATTGGAGATGAAATAACGGCAACAAAAACATCTAGATACGAAAACATCTTGCTACCAACCAAAGTATATACATCCGATAGCAATGATAATTATCTCCAATATAGCGACACCACGATCTTCAGAACCAGATAGAATACCAAACAAAATAGTTCCAACAAGCAAAACACCAAATATAGCATCTAACATAATATTTTCTCCTTACATACGTACGTTTGTTAATAGTTTATTTTCCTATCATTAATAAGGCTCATTTTTTGAAAACTTCGTCAGATTTCTTAAGATTTCGGATCCGTTTTTTCTGTAACCAAAAGAAAAAGAACCCACATATTAACATACAGGTTCTATTCTCTTTCTTTTTCTCTTTCGTTTTTGGTTACATTTTGGCGGATCCTATTCGTTCGGATTCTCCAAACCGAACGCAGACCAGTCGTCATCCGTTCCTTCGTTTTCTAATGATAAACGATATGAATCGACGTCAAGAATTGCATCGACCATAACATAGGAGTAGTTCTGATCTCCATTTTCGTCCTCAAAGGATAATCTCATGGTATTGTATTCGCCATGGGCGGAATTGTAATACGATCTAACACGTCCAACATCTAATCCATTCTTATCGTACAGACGATTAATTTCGTTGTCATCTGGATTTTGATAATAGATATGCCATGTGTCATCGTACTTTACAAAAACCGGCTCTAAAGAATTAGATACTGATTTTGAATCCGCTCTCTGCTCTGTTATTTGAGTGCTTTCGTTTGAATTCTCGTTAAGATCAGAATAATAACAGCCGGTAAGATACAAAGACATGATCAGGACCGCTAAAACTAATAATCCTCTCTTGTTTGTTACATTGTGTTTCATTTTTGTTTCCTCCTTTTCGGTGTGTGATTTTTTTTTGTTATCCTAAATATGTAACGAATCATCGCACACAAAAAAATGGAAACAAAAAGAGACCAACCAATCGGTCAGTCTCTAATGTAAGTTTAGTCTACTTTGATATCGGTGCATCTGTAGAAAATCTCCGGATCAAAGTTTGGGAGTTCTTTAATGACATTTTTGTCTTTTTCTGACAGGTTATCCCACCAGTTCTGTCTATCCTCGATTGACGAGTAGTAATCATAGTGATCATCTTTCCCTTTATACACGGTAAGTGAAATATCGGATAATAAAGCTCTTGCATCGGATGCAAACCAATCGATCGGTGCCCAGTCTGATGGTTTATTAAAGAACCTCATCTTTGATTCTGTATCCGTATTGAAACAACCAAAATTGAACGAAGAATAATTCCAATCTCCAACATTTCTATCTCCCTTGTTGTTATCACCTACGTTACTGTCTCCAATGTTCTTGTCTCCTGTGTTTCGATTTCCATAGTTTTCGCAACCTGTATTTTTGTATCCAAGATTTCTATCACCAGAGTTTCTGTGTCCAGAATTTTGATCGCCAGTATTGCAATTTCCCTTATTGCAATCTCCAGAATTACCAATTCCGGAATTATCAAGACCTGTGTTAACAGTCTGTAATACCTCTTCCCAGGAAAGTTCGCGTACGATTTCAAGCTTATTAGTACACGATTTTTCACCATTTGTTTTGATATCTCCATAAGCAACCACTTCAGCAACTTTGTTTTCTGGGTTAAACGAATAATAATTAAAACAATCTAATAACCGGGTACAAAAATGCATTCCGTGACCACAAATTTCAATTTCTCCTTCTTCCTCGAATTTACCAGGACAAGTATATTGCTTTGGTTTAGCTCCTGCTGGTCTACAGGTCCAATTCGAATAAAAAACCTTGTATCCACGTACGGGTCCACTCATCTTTGTTACTTCACTCATTTTGTTTCCTCCTTTTTATGTGTGTTTGTTCTTTGTTATCCTAAATATGGGATAAGACTGCTGCACACAAATACTCTGGAAACGAAAAGAGACCAACCAATCGGTCAGTCTCTAGTGTGAGTTTAATACACTTTGATTCCCGTACATCTATAAAAGATATCTTCATCGAAATTTGGAATCGCAAAGATACATCTCTTTTCAGAATCATCTAATTCATCCCACCACTTTTGAGCCATATTACGGTTTTCATCCTGCGAGAAAACTTTAAGGTATCCGCCTGCTGTTTCATAACTTGGATTTAATTCTTTTTCTTCGGCAGTCATATCCTCTTTGTCTACCCATTGAATCGTTTCCTTCGGCATACTCATCAACAGCAATCTTGCATCTGATTCTAACCAATCGTAATAAGTCCAATCCGATTGTTTGTTGAACAGCATTATTGTTGGTACTTCTGTGTTGAAACAACCGGTGTTGTAAGAAGATGCATTCCAGTCGCCGGTATTAAAATTACCAATGTTGCAGTCTCCTACGTTATTACTTCCATAATTCCAGTTACCTGTGTTCATGTCTCCGTTGTTATTATCTCCAACATTTCCAAATCCTGGATTATAATCTCCGGTATTTCTATTGCCTGCATTTTGATCTCCGGTGTTTCTATGACCAGCGTTATAATCACCAGCATTGTTGTATCCGAGGTTGCGATTTCCTGTATTAAAACCTCCAATATTAAAAGTTCCTGTGTTGTGACTTCCAGCATTACCAGATCCAGTATTACTATGACCAGTATTCTTACGTCCTGTGTTGTAACTTCCGGCATTATCGTTACCGGTGTTAGAAAATCCAGTGCAATTATTTCCAAGATTGGTAAGAGCTATCACTTCACTCCATGGAACTTCACGTACGATTTCTAACTTATTGGTACATAATTTGTTACCATATTTCTCACTTTCACTTATAAGAACCTTCCCATAAGCAATCACTTCGGCTACTTTGTTTTCTGGATTGAACGCATAATATTCAAAACAATCTGCTAATTTTTGGCAGAAATGCATTCCATTATGGCAAATTTCAAGTTCCCCTTCTATTTCGAATTTACCAGGGCACGCATATTGCTTTGGTTTGAATCCTAACGGATCACAGGCCCAATTTAACGGATCACAGGTCCAATCTGGATTGAATACCTTGTATCCGTGTATTGGTCCGTTCGTTTCTGTCACTTTACTCATTTTGTTTCCTCCTTTTTGTGTGTGTAATATTTTTGTTATCCTAAATATGTGTCTGATTGCTGCACACAAGAGAACTGGAAACAAAAAGAAAAGAGACCTCATATGAGATCCCTTGTTCTATGTTTTAGTCTACTTTAATTCCTGTGCACTCGTAAAAGATATCAGGATCAAAGTTTGGAATTGCTTTAATGACAGCTTTGTCGGAATCCGAAAGATCATTCCACCATTTTTGTCTACCCTCTATGTTGTTAATAACCTTCAGGTATCCACCTGTTGTTTTGTAGGTTGGGTAAGAAGTCTTCTCGTCATCGGTCATACAAGCTTCTTTTTCCCATTTTGTTGATACGTCTGGCATACTGTCTAACAAAGCGCATGCATCGCTATCCTGCCAGTCAGTATAAGTCATGTTAGAGGGCTTATTGAACATTATGATTTTTTGTTCTTCGGTGTTGAAACAACCAGAATTGTGAGATGATTTATTCCAGTCTCCAGAATTAGAATCACCAAGATTCCGATTGCCTGTATTTTCAGCTCCCAGGTTAAAATGTCCACTATTAAGATCACCTGTGTTATTATCCCCCGTATTACAGTTACCAATATTTTCGTCACCGGTATTATAATACCCAGCATTCTTACATCCAGTGTTATTACTGCCTGAATTTTCATAACCTATGTTAAAATCTCCTGAATTACAATCACCAGAATTCCAACCACCGCTATTATAAGAGCCAGTGTTTTTGTTCCCTGAATTTTGAGATCCTGTATTATAATGTCCAGAATTTTGGTTTCCAGAATTCCAATATCCTCTGTTATCATCGCCAGTGTTGAAATCTCCAGTATTATAATCTCCAGAATTCAAATTCCCAGCATTTTCATTTCCAGTGTTTTTTAACCCAGTACAGTCATTGCCAGTATTAACAAGATCTAATACTTCTTTCCAGGAGAGTTCCCGCACGATTTCGAGCTTATTTGTACATGACTTATCACCCTCTGTTACGACATCACCGTAAGCGATTACTTCGGCAACTTTGTTTTTACTGTCAAAGCCATAATAATTGAAACAGTTTGCTGCTTTTTGACAGAAATGCATTCCGTTGCCACAAACTTCGATTTCTCCTTCTTCTTCGAACTTGCCTGGACATGTATACTGTTTTGTATTCCCGCATGGACTGCAAGTCCAGTCCGGTCTAAATACCTTATATCCGTGTACAGATTCATTCTTTTTGGTCTCATCACTCATTTTGTTTCCTCCTTTATGTGTACTTAATTATTTGTTTTAAATATGGGACTGGACTGCTACACACAAAACATCCGGAAACAAAAAGAAAAGAGACCTCATATGTGAGATCCCTTGTTCTATTTAAAGCTGGTTTTCGATTGCTCTTAACGCGCTATACAAAATACGTCCTTCTTCTGTGACTGTAAGCACGTTCATATACGGAATTGTCGGTTTTTCTAAGTACTGTTCCAACTCTGTTCCTGCAACCTTATCAGACATCTTGTAATACTTGTTTGATAATTCGTCGTAATTCGGAAATGGTCGTGATTCGATCTTGAAGATATCACTCCAGGATTCCTTTACATAAGGCTTCACTTCGTCATAACCGCTTCTCGTCTCCAAAAAGATATGTTCGTTTTCTTTGATTGCGTTCGCACAGTCTAAAACTATAAGAGCATCATCTGCTTTCCAGATTTCATCAAAGCATTCGATTGCTGTTCTCGGCTGTGTCTTGAAAAATTCATCAATCTGGTCAAACATTGGGAATTCCCAATCGAAAAGACTTATCATGCAAAGCATTTTTAACATCTTTTCCTGACTGTTTGCTCTTAAACCATATCTCTTCTTGATTTCTTCTTTGCTCATTCTTATCATTTTTGTTTCCTCCTTGTTTGTGTGTCCATCGTTATCTTAAATATGGGATAAGATTATTACACACAAAGTAACCGGAAACGAAACATGTTTGCAATCGAAAGAAAGAGCCCGAAATGTCTGAATCTCTCAAACATTTTAGACTCTATTCTTTGATTAGTCTTCTCCGTACATGCAGATCTCGCACATGTACTTACAATTAGCACAATGTTCGTTGTACCATCGCATCCAGTCTTCCTGTGTGAGTTCGTGCGTTACGTTCGCTTTTGTCCAATAATCTTGATACATGAAATCGCAACTGTTGGACATATCTTTCTTCTCTGGCATACTTGTTTCCTCCTTGAATTGTGTGCTTTATTGGTTAACCTAAATATGGTACTAACTACTGCACACAAAAATACCGGAAACGAAAGAGAGACCAACCAAAAGGTCAGTCTCTGATTTTTGTTAGGACTCAAGCTGTACATTTACACCAGTACATTTATAGAAAATGTCTGCGTCAAAATTCGGAATTGAAAGAATTGTCTTCTTTTCAGAATCATCTAATTCATCCCACCACTTTTGAGCCATATTACGGTTTTCATCCTGTGAGAAAACTTTAAGGTATCCGCCTACTGTTTCATAACCTGGATTTAATTCTTTTTCTTCAGCAGTCATGCTATATTCTCCGATCCATTCAACTGTACGATTTGGAATATCGTTCAGCAGATGACACGCTCTACTTTTTAACCACTGACTATAAGTCCAGTTTGATGGTTTGTTGAACAGCATAATTGTTGTTTCCTCTGTGTTAAAGCAACCATTGTTATAGGCAGATAAGTTCCAGTCGCCAGTATTTCGGTTTCCAATGTTTCGATTTCCGGTATTATAATTTCCAGAATTATAATTTCCAGTATTACTTTTTCCTCTGTTATTGTTTCCGGTATTATTATTTCCTGTATTTTCATAACCTGTATTGCTATCTCCTACATTCTCGCGTCCAGTATTATGATGTCCAGTATTTTGATCGCCAGTGTTGTAATCACCGTCATTGTAATTACCTATATTATAATCTCCTGTATTTGACTTCCCGGTATTATAACATCCTGCATTATAATCTCCTGAATTTCTGTACCCAGAATTGTAATGTCCAGTATTATAATAGCTGCTGTTATGGTTTCCTGTATTATGGTCTCCAGTGTTATGATCCCCTACATTTCCGCGTCCTGAGTTATAATAACCTACATTCCGGTCACCCTCGTTGTCAGAACCAGAGTTATAATTTCCAGTATTACATTCGCCTGTGTTACCAATTCCAGTACAATCCTTGCCGATATTAACAAGACTTAAAACTTCTTCCCAGGAAAGTTCCCGAACAATTTCAAGTTTGTTTGTCCAACATAGCGTACCATATTCACTTTTTCCAATATCACCGTAAGCTATTACTTCGACTACATGAGTATTGCTATCAAACTTGTAAAATCCAGATTTGAAATAACCAATTGGGTTCGTACGAAATGTCATTCCCCGTTTTTGGACATCCATTTCGTCGTCTTCAAATCTAGCTGGACAAGTATATTGTCCCTGTGCATCATGCTCTCGCGGATTACAGGACCAGTCAGGATTAAATACCTTGTATCCATACGCTCTGTCACTTAATCTTGTAACATTAATCATTTTTCATTTCCTCCTTTTATATGTGCTTTTTATTTGTTGTCCTAAATATGGAACTAAACTATTGCACACAAAAGAAACGGAAACAAAAGAGACCAACCAATCGGTCAGTCTCTAATGTAAGTTTTATTCTACTTTTATTCCGGTACATTCGAAGAAAACATCAGGATCAAAGTTCGGAAGATCTTTAATGATTTTCTTGTCTTTATCTGAAAGTTCATTCCACCATTCTTGATTATCCGAGAACGCTTTTGTGAGATACCCACCTGCTACTTCAGCTGCTTCACTTTCAGTGCATTCATTCTTTTCCTCATCTGTCATTTCCCATAAATAGGACCATCTAATAATTGATATTTGATTCAATAAAGATCTAGCTCTTGATTCAAACCACATTCTGTATGTCCAATCTGATGGTTTGTTAAAAAATGTAATCTTTTGTTCCTCTGTGTTAAAGCAGCCAACATTCAGTGAAGATTTGTTCCAGTCTCCAACATTGTTATTCCCAATATTGTTACTTCCTGTGTTTCCATCCCCAATATTATTGTTACCAACATTCCAATTACCAGAATTTTCGTTTCCTGTATTACAATCCCCTGTATTCCGATTTCCAGAATTATACTGTCCAAAATTTGTATCTCCTGTATTACATTTTCCTGTATTAGAGTTACCGACATTGCATGTTCCACTATTGCTATCACCAACATTATAATCTCCACTATTGTGATGACCAACATTTCCAACTCCAGTACAATTATTTCCAATGTTGACAAGTCTCAAAACTTCTTCCCAGGAGAGTTCCCGAACGATTTCAAGCTTATTTGTACAGCATAAGTCGTTAAGATCTTCAATTATTACATCTCCAGAGGCAATCACTTCAGCCACCTTGTTATTCGGATTAAATTTGTAATAACTAAAACAATTTACAAGCTTTTGGCAAAAATGCATTCCATGTTTGCATAACGAAATTGGACCTTTTTCTTCAAACTTACCAGGGCAGGAATACTGTTTTGTGTTATCTTCTGGACTGCAGTCCCAATCTTCTGGGCTACAGGTCCAATCTGGATTAAACACCTTGTATCCATGTACCGGCTTATTTCTTACTTCTTTTCTCATTTTGTTTCCTCCTTTAATATGTGCTTTTTATTTGTTATCTTAAATATGGAACTAAACAATCGCACACAAAAGAAACGGAAACAAAAAGAAAGAGACCTCACATTTGAAGTCTCTTCTTTGCATTTTTAGTCCGCTCTGATACCTGTACATTCGTAGAAAATATCAGGATCAAAGTTTGGAATCGCTTTGATGGCCTCTTTTTCTATCAGAGAAAGATTATTCCACCAAGACTGAATAAGATCCAAGTTTTTCTGTTTTTTCAGGTAACCGCCTGCCATTTCATAAGTCGGGTGCAACTCTTTTTCTTCATCAGTCATATCATCTTTATCTACCCATTCGACTGTTCTTTTTGGCATCTGAATTAACAAAAACCTTGCTTCAGATTCTAACCAACGACGAAAAGTCCAATTCGATGGTTTATTAAACAGCATAATTGTTGTTTCTTCTGTATTGAAACAGCCAGTATTAAAAAATGACTTATTCCAATCCCCGGTATTCCAGTTGCCAATGTTACAGTTACCAGAATTATGTTTTCCAATATTCCAGGTTCCGGTATTGCTGTTTCCACTGTTGTAGTCACCTGTGTTGCAATCTCCTTCATTACAATTTCCAGTATTGCAGTCCCCATCGTTTCTGCCTCCAGTATTACCTTTTCCAGCATTAGCACATCCCGTGTTACAGTTTCCGGAATTACAGCGTCCAGCATTATAATCACCTGTGTTCCAGTTTCCAGTATTACTATCACCAATGTTGTGATCGCCGGTATTCCAGTCTCCTTCGTTACAAGATCCAGCATTCCAGTTCCCAGCATTTTCGTTTCCCGTATTACGTAAACCAGTACAATTTTTTCCAACATTTACGATTCTCAGCACTTCATCCCACGGGATTTCACGCACGATTTCCAACTTGTTGGTACACAATTTGTTACCGTCTGTTATAACATCTCCATAGGCGATCACCTCGGCAACCTTGTTTTTGCTGTCAAATCCATAATAATTAAAACATGCGGCAGCTGTTTGACAAAAATGCATTCCATGTTCGCAAATTTCAAGTTCTCCTTCTTCTTCGAATTTGCCTGGACAGGTATACTGTTTGCTTGAACCACCGATTGGTTTACATGTCCAGTCTGGATTAAACACTTTGTATCCATGTACAGGTTCACTCATTTTTGTTGCTTCACTCATTTTGTTTCCTCCTTTATTGTGTGTGTGTTTGTTATCCTAAATATGGGTTAAAACCACTGCACACAAAAACACTGGAAATAAAAAGAGACCAACCCCAATATAAGGTCGATCTCTAATTTGCTTAGTCTTCCATAGTACTATTTGGAATATCGAGGCTGGCTTTCAATGCATTCATCAGATTTCCAGCAATCGCTTCTGCCATATTAACTGGCACTGCGTTTCCGATCATTTTGTATCCATTGTTCGCATTTTCATACATGAATTCAAAATCATCCGGAAATCCTTGTAGTCTTGCTACTTCTCGGACGCTCATTCTTCGATACCGATCTTTCGCACCCGGGACAAAACAGTACGAATCTTTTGATATCTGCTGCATTTTTGGTGCGTTTGGATGTATCTGACATTGGCGTCCGGATGCCTGCACTGTAAAACCAGGTTCATCCCAGCTACGGACACGGTTTCTGGACATGAATACCGGAGAGTAACTATCAACATAATATTCATGGTTGTTAACCGCTGCAGGATTACGTTTGTTTCTTGCAAGTGTTGGAACAGCATTGTCTCGTAAATCCCAAATAGTATCTCGTAGTGTTACAATATGTTCTGGATCTCCGTCTGGAAATACAAATGAAATATCAAGATCAGTTCGGATGCCAATATAGAAGATCCGTTCTCTCGTTTGCGCTAATCCATAGTTACAAGCATTTGTTTTGTATACGGAAACGTTATAACCAGACTCGGCAAACAAAGAAAGGATCCGATCAACCGCATCCGCATGTTTCTTTGATATCATCCCGGGAACATTCTCAGCTACAAAGAATTGTGGTCGAAATTCCCGGAGCACACGAATGTATTCAAAGAAAAGCTGTCCTCGCTTATCTTCAATTCCTTTTCCGGCTCCGGCTACTGACCACGACTGACATGGCGGTCCGCCTATAATTCCTGCCAATTGTTCTCCTGGTTGCAGCTTAAGATAGGGTTCAAGATCTGATTTAGTTACATTTCTGATGTCGCCTTCAATTAGATGCGTATTTTTATGATTTTGTTTGTACGTTTCCCAGATTGTGGCATCGAATTCATTGGCGACCGGGATTTCGAAACCGGCTCGCTCGAACCCGAGATCCATTCCCCCACATCCGGAAAACAGACTGATAATTTTGTTATCCATATAGTGCATCTCTCTTTCTTTTTTTTTAGATGCACTAAATATGGGTTCCAAAGAGTGTAAATACTGATTTCATAACCAAAAAGAAAGAGCCCGAAATACCTGAATGTATCAGATTTTTGAGGCTCGATTCTTCTGGTTAGGATTGAATATTCTGTTTCTGTGGTTTGAACTTTAGATTTTGGTTATTACAGGTCATCGCCTGGATCAAAATCTTCAGTTCCATCTGATAATAACGGTTTGTTTGGAACATCATTGATTTCGTCGCCCACTGATGAGACGTCGATTACTGGATCTCCGCACAAATAATCCTGCACTGTTTCAACGACCTTATTTAAGGCGTCCAAATATGCATTACAGTCTGGTGCGAATACCAGATTTTGTGTGCCCTCATAATACACGGCAACGCTCTCTTTTGTCAGCACACCAGTAACCGTATACTCTCCATCTTCTACGGTCTCCATCTGATTCTGCAACAGATTTCCGATCTCTTCCATATCTCCACGCAATGGAATACGAAAATGGATACCGCTTTCGTTATCCGTAAAGCTTGATTTGATCAGGGTGTCTTCAGATCTTTCTACGTTTTCTTCGTATTCGTTCTGAATATAGGTGCTATTGCGAGTATCACAGCCATTGATACCGAATGATTCGTATTCGACTGTACCTGTTGATTGACCGAGGTCTGCCATCAATGCAGCGAGTGATTCTTCAATCTGTTCTTTCTGATCTTCACGCACGTTTCCTTTTAAAACGACGCCGACTTCTCCGCCATCAGGACATCCCCATTCCCGATTGTAGACAGCTGCAGCAGGTTCTACAGCAACTTCTGAGTAACCGGACAAACGCTGTCTGATGAAGGGAATAGCTTTTTGGATGGCAAAATCGGGCGTAAAATGGACCGTATTATCATATCCGGGATTAACACCGAGCATTACAGACCAGCGTGTTGTTGCGTTTTGGTTTTGAGTTGTTTTTGATGTCATAAGTTTTTACATTCCTTTCTGATTATTGTTGTTAGTCTAAATATGGGATGAACCAACGTATCGAATACTCGTGATGCCGTAGTTTTTATAGCCCTTTGATCTACCTTTTAGCCAGTTATTGATCGTTTGCCTTGAGATATTTAATTCTTTTGCCAATAATGTTCTATTATCATATTTTATTTTGTTTCCACTTTCTTTTGTAACAACAAATGGTTTGTATGGTTTATGACCTAACAATCTCGAATGCTGCTCATTTTCATTTCTTGTTACCCATTCGAGATTACTTACATCATTATTTGTGATATCCGTATCCAAATGATTTACTTCTGGAAGATTATATGGATTTTGTATAAAATGTGTCGCAACTAATCGATGTCTAAAAAATCGTTGTTTCTTCGGATTGTGATTTTTATTGTATAAACAAACACGCATATATCCAACACTATTTTTGTCACCTATAACCAAATGTTTTGTTAATTTATTTCGAACATCTCCATGTTCATTAATCTCATAATATTTTTCCCAACCAATAATATCTTTCCACATTTTTCGATACTCCTACTTTATGAGCTATTTTTGTATGTTTCTTAATAAATATGAGTAAGTTCTAAACATGGAAATAACAAATATGTCGTATGCAAAACAAAAGAGCCAACCAATCGGCTGACTCTTTATGTTTGTATTACATTGATTTACGATCTTTAATCTCTGCCATCTTAGCATCATTTAATCTAGTCGCTCCATGAACTCTCGAGAATGCGAGATATCCATTCATACGATCGATTTTTGTGATATTTCGGCTACCACATTTTGGACACACATCTGCCATATCAATCTGTTCATAGCCACAATCATCACAATAGTTCAAAGCGAGGTTTTCTCCTTCATAAAACCCAAGATCCATAGCTCTGTCAATCAAAGTTCTCATTGCTTTTTTGTTGTAACCAAGAGGATATCTGATGTACTGAATCTTACCACCATTACAAAGATTCCAAAATCTGTTTTCTGAATCCTGTTTTTGAATTGGAGTAATATCTTCAGTTACATGACAATGGAAACTGTTAGATACATACTCCTTATCACAAACACCATCGATAACATAATCTCCATCTACTGTGTGTCTGACTGTGTATCCAGCCGCTTCAAGCTGCTCCATATTTTCACGAACATACTCACGCATCTGCTTAATCTGCTTTCCACAGAGACTTTCTGCCGGTGTACCATAAATTGCATATAAAATGTGATCTTCCTGCTTGTATTCGTTAACTTTGCGATTGATGTGCTGTAATACTTCAAGTGCAAACTCTCCGTCTTCAGCAATGGATTTACCATTATAAGCCTGCTGTAATTCATTCAAAGCCGTGATTCCGAAACTATAGGTTGTTGCTTCCATCAGTTTTTTTGACTCTTTTAACTTCTGCTCTGGTCGTAAATTACCACCATAGAAACCACCCTGTGTGAATCCAAGAGGATTAATGCTCGCTCTCTTTTCACCAAGGAATGCTTTCGTTTTGATATGTAACTGTCTGATCATCTCAAGATAGTAATCAAGTTCTTTCATAAAATCAACGCCACGAGCCTTTGCGTCTAAGTAAATCAATGGAAGGTTCAATGAAATTGCCCCAGCATTAAAACGTCCTTCGAATACAGGTACATCGTTTTCATCTGCTGGTTCAAATCCACCTCTTTCGTAATACGGACTTAAAAACGCTCTACAGCCCATGGGTGATACGACTTTTTTGTATTTTTTATACATGCTCGGAACATATCCCTCGCCAGAAAGTGATAACCAATCCGGATACATTGTTTTTGAAGAACACTCGAATGCAGCTTCATACACTGGACCTGATCCATTTGTTTCCTTGTCATACAGATATACATATTTCGGGAATAATACAGGTCTCTTTTTACCAGGAGCTCCCTGACCTTCCATATGTACTTTGAACATTGTTACATTACATAGAACACCGAATCTACTGGTATTTAATCCAGATGTAACTGTTACAAATGGGTAATCGCCCCTGCTGGATCCAACAGTATTAAATTTCATTTCCCAGCCCTGGAATCCCTGTCTGAATTCGTATTCAACCTGCTCCATTGCTGCTTCTTCTGCTTTTTGTTTCGCTTTCTCGATATCAACGCCAAGTTCTTTATATTCCTTCATCCGTTTCTTATAAGTTTTCTCATACGTTTTCTTTGCGTATGGTTCAAGTAAGAAATCTATCTGAGGAATTGTGAATCCGCCATATTGCTGTGAAGCTGCTGATAACACAATATCTGAGATTACATCAAAAGCTACATCCAAAGTGCCTGGTTCGTTGTACCAATCGTTACCCATTTCAAATCCATTTTTTAGCAGGACACCCATTAAGAATAAGCAACAGTTTATGGTAAAAAGTCTCTTATCCTTGTCGTGAAGATAAATAAAACCTTTTGCCTCTGCGGATCTTTCAATCGCGGTTAAAAACTGATTGATATACATCTCTTTACCAAATTCCGATGCAATCAACGCATTCTGTGTTGAAACAAGACTTGAATCTTTGTTTGCGTTTTCTCGATCACCACGATACATTACCGTTTCTGCAAAATTTGCTACGCGATTCATCATCTTCGCAAACTGAGCTTTGAAGTCACGATACTGTCTGTAACTTTTTGCAGTTACTGGACTTGCATCATCCAAAGCCATTTCGACAAATGAGTGTAACTGTTCGACCGTTACTTGATTAAGAGCTTTCGATGCAATAATATCTTCTACAATTTCTACTACACGATCTTTCTGAGTATCCGATAATTCAACACCAACTCTTGTTGCAGATTTTTCAATTGCTGCTTTGATTTTTGCTGGTTCAAAGGCTTCAATTCCTTTGTCTCCATTTTTGATAACTGTAATATTTGTACTCATATTTATTCCTCCTTTTTTTAACAAAGGAATCCGCTATGAGTATTCGGACTCCTTTTATTTGTTTATATTTGTTTCAGTTTAAATATGGGATGAATACTTACAAACTCAGATCATCGATATCATCAATATCTTCATAGTTATCATCTGAAGTAATCTCCTTGTCCTGTAATTGGTTTGCATTAAAACATTCATCCATTACTGAACCTTTTCGGTCTTCGTACTCATATACACTTGATGTACTTTTCATAAAACCGTCCTCTTTTCTGAGAACTCTTTGATTTGTCGAACCTGCCCATTCATAATTAACGTTGAGTTTTTCCTGCACAAAAGGACCGTCAACAAGAACGTCAATTTGTGATAACAAATCTTGCATGAAAACCGGATCCTGCTGCTGCAGTACTTCTTTTGTGTATCCTGTATATACCCAAACAGTTTTATCTGGCATTTTATCTTTGATTTCTTTTATGAGATTCAACGTTTCATCACGATTGAAAGTTGCTAGTGGATCTCCGCCAGAAAACGTAATTCCGTCAATATACGGCTTCCGTAGAGCTTCAAATAATTCCTGCTTTGCCTCACTGTCAAAAGGGATTCCACTGTTTTTATCCCATGTTTGAGGATTCTGGCAACCTGGACATTGATGAGTGCATCCGCTTTCAAAAAGAACAACACGAATACCGTCTCCGTTTAACATATTGTCCTTCACAATGTCATGATAATTCACAATAAACACCTTCCTTATATTCATAGTTGTTTTGTTATCTGTCCTAAATATGTGTTCTATGTCTCTTCGTTTTCGCTTACATTGGCTCAAATGTCGGCATCCCTTGTATGTACCCCAGAGCTTGTAACCGATCCATCCCGGCGACTTCCTGGTATTCACACCATTTCTTTTCATGTTCACACATTCGTCGCCACTCCTCTTTGGTTACACTCTGATCTTGGTACGATTGAACCGATGCCACACTCTTTCTCTCCACTTCTTTTTGATCCCGTACATTTCGTTTGCTCATATCTTTTCACCTCTCTTTCTGCATATCTAAATATGTGTCCACAAGAGCGCAAACAAAAAGAAAGGGACCGACTTAAATGGTCAATCCCTTTTCTTTGTTGCTATCTATTGCTGCAATGATGTGTTATCAAATACATTCTGCAAGCTCAGTTTTGAACTTATTTTCGCTTTCTTAAAAATCCAGTTCCTGAAATGATTTCGTCTACTTCCCAGCACTGTAAATACTGTTCTCCATTCCAACCACTGAGAGCGATCGGTTTCCCTTCGACCTCTACGATTTCGATGTCTCTGCTTCCTGTCCAAGTTCCAAGTGTGCTCATATTGTTTCCTCCTCTTAATCTTTCCAAAAACAATACAGACAGTTATGAGGACATTTCTTTCTTGGTGTTAAAAGTTCCGTTTTACAGGCAAGACAATGACATCCGTTTCTTCCTTGTGGGTTCTCAGGAAATGTACCGTCATATTTAATTCCCATAATCTGCAGATCCTCTGTACTGATACATCCTTTAATCCGAAATGTCGCTGGAAACTTATATGCAAGGACGTCCTCTGCGCATGTATCAAACTGATAAGGGTACTCACTTAATGCGTTTCCGACAAGATTACGTTGTTCATCAGACGGATAGAAACTTCCACCATACATCGGCGTGAATCCAAGTTTTTGATAACGTTCCCGTACATGCGGATACTCATCCACGATTGAAATACGATATCGGATCTCATTTTCAGGCAAACCCAATGAATGGTAGTAATTTAACATCTCGGAAACTCGCTTGACACCCTTCTCAGTTGGGAAAATAGGATCAATCCGCAATACCATTCTGCTTGCTGGAAATCCAGACTCAATCAATTTCTTCATCTGTGAAAGCTGCTGTTTGTAGTCCGGGACATTTGGTTCCATTCTTGTGTGTCCCCATCCGGTACATGTACAATGCACTACGATAGGAACCTCATTCATATGGCTTAAAACCTTTTTGATGAATGTGTCGTTTAAGTTCTTTGTTATAAGGATGACTCCATCGATTTCCTTTAATTTGTTTTCCCATCTGAAGTCGACGCCAGCATCCCCGTACTCTGTGATTCCAATTCTCATGTTATCCTCCTTGTTCTCCTTGTTTTGAATATGTTTTTTATCACTATAAATATGGTTTTCTGGGAGCCAAACTAATTTGAAAACAAAAAAAAGAAACCAACATTCCTGTTGATTTCTTTTTCCGTATCTCATTCACATGTGATTAAGATTTTGCCATACCAAGCCTCTCCAGACACTTCGAATTCATATCCTTTATAATCGATGCTATGTGTCCAATCACACTGCCATCCATTGAATTCAATTTCCGTCCCATAATGTAACTCAAAATCATTTTCAAAGTCACCGGATACGACATGTATGATCTGTATTTCCATTTTCTCTTTTTTAACAGACGCAATCCAGCTATCTAAAAGCTTTTCGACTTCCTCTTTTGCACCGGTCTTTCTGTAGTCTATTTCATATCTCATGATTGTCTCCCTCTCTTACTCCATATCGATTGACTCCATCATTCTGCCTTCTCGTCCTTGTTCGAATACAGAACACATATAATCACCGATAAATTCCGCAATCTCATTTCGGTTTACACATTTATTTCCATGCCTCTCGTCGTATTCCACGTCTGGACACAGATGTTGCAGCCCATATTGGTCACACATTTTGTTTATCTGATCACAGGCTGCGATTGCCGTGTCCAAACAATCTGCTGTTTTAGATTCGAGCTCCTCAATGTATTCTACATATCGTTCAGAAGTAATATGTTCATCATTTGCCAATGTCCGAGCTACAGAATGTCCGTATGATTCCTTATAAACCGCGTCAAAATAGGTTTGTAACATATGAAACCGCGCATTTACGAATGCAATATCTGATTCAATTTCATCGCGGTCAAAATCTCGGTTCATAATTGCCGTAATCAAGTCATTTACACTACTCATTTCGTTTCCACCTTTCTCGAGCCCAATTTACGCCCTTCCACAATATTATATATCATAATAAGGCTCAAAATTGCGGAAACTCGTCATAATTCTCCAAAATCATCGTCATCATATTCGACGTCTTCCATAGAATCCCCACCAGCATCGTCATTGGCAACCTCACTTTTGTATTCGAACTCTCCGTATGCATTTTGATCCATGTCGCCTGGATTGTATGCATGCTCTGGATTTCTGCCTGCATCTTTCGCAATCTCATACGAAACATCAAGTGCCGGACGGTCACCATATTTCATCTCATTGTCAATGATAAGCTGATCCATAGTTCTGCCTTCACGTCCCTGCTGAAATACGGAATACACATATCGACCAACAAAATCTGCAATCTCTCCTCTGTTTACGCACTTTTCTTTATTGATTGGATCGACTTCGACTTCCGGACACAGATGATCGATTCCATACATATCACACTGACGATTGATCTGTTCACAGGCTGCGATTGCCATATCATGTGCGTGTTTTCTTTTTCCATCAAGATTAACGACCATATCCTGATAGGCTTCTGGTGTCATCATCCCTCCGTGAACTAATGTTAACGCAGTAGAGCTACCGTAAACATGTTCGTAAACTGCATTAAAGTATTTCCGAAACTTATCAAATCGTTCGTTTACAAAACTTATGTCTTCGTTAATATATTCCTGTGAATAATCTCTGTTTGCAATTGCCTTCAACAAGTCATTTACACTACTCATAATGGTTTCCTCCATATCTTCATTTTCCATAAATATGTGCGGAGACCGAACTCTGTATGGCAAAAAAAAGACACCACCTCAATAGGCAGTGTCTTTCCTGTTTGTTAGAGTTCCTCAAAGTGATCCATAATGTATTCTGCTGCTTCTTTCGCAAATACAGAATCATTGATAAACTTGCCAAAATACGACTGAGTGATGACGGACCCAATCGGGTTTGGTTCAAATGTAAGAATCTTTTTGTCATCGAGTATATCAATCACCGGCAACAAACCAGTGCTTAATACAGGAGTGAACTGTGGAAAGATAATATCCATTTCTGGTCTTCTGTATATAGAATACACGAATTGAATATTTCCTTCGTCGTCTCTAATCAGGTATTCCTTTTTCTTTTCTTTCGAATGCTTTTCGTCAAGTTCGATATTCTTCTCATCAAACATAGCATTTCTCCTTTCCTCTTCTCTTATTTGTATTCTAAATATGTGTTGCGACAAAGCAGCATGAAAATTTTATATCCCATGGTTAGTATACCGTTATTGTTACCAAAAGAAAAGAGACCACATGAATGCGATCTCTATAAATCCTCTCCGACATCAAAATCGTCTGTATTATCCTCTAGGTTGTTTGTTTCTGGAATATTTTCTGATTCTTTTTGTCTTTCATGGTACATTGATATCGTTGCTCCGTTTTCGAATTCGTAAGCCATATCAACCTTTAATGCATAGTTATTTGCAATTGTTATGGCTCTTTCTTCTGGAAATCCATATGATGTATATAAAGCAATTGTCTCTTCAACCGTTGGAAGTAAATCTATATTTACTAACTGTCTGTTTTTTATGTTCTTAACCATTTTTTCTTCAGAATCGTAAAAACTTGTAATTGGTTGCTGCAATAAGCTTAATCTTGTATGAACCGTTGATGATTCTTTGAAAAACATACTATTACCAGAGTCATATATTGGTGCTGGACCTAGATATTGCATTGTGTTTGAATCTCTTAGAATACCAAAATTTCCAAGATGTTCGTCTGTATTACTGATAATGAAATCTGTTAACGTCTGATAATCCATAAAATCACTAATTTCTTGAGCTTCAATTCCTAATTTTGCACATATCCGAATATAGTTATCATATAATGATTTGTCATTTTGCAATTTCGATCCTTCGATAACTTCATATGCGGATACTAATTCAACAGAATCGTTTGTAAATGCATCACATCTACAATAAAGACCATTATCCTCTGTATGTCCCGCAAGATAAGGAACATAAGGGATTGTCGTTTCTTGTAAATCATGCAAATAAGTTGCAAAAGCCTCATTTATCGCCTGCTGTCCAAAATACTTATAACTTTCTTTCACAAGCGTTGGAAATTGTGTTTCGATATCCCAATATTTTTCCATTTGTCCACCTAATGCGGCATTCGAATCATAAGAAGTTGCATTGTGATATGGAACTTTATTGTCAGAAAATGGATTCATACTTGATAACTTCACATCTTCATATTTTACATCCATATCCAGTGGTCGAATCCAATAAGAATCTGTCATTGATAGAGCAAGATTTTTTGCCAGATACATTTTTGTATTCGTACATCCAGCTTGTTTTAATACTTCCTGCATCATTTTTCGAGAAGCAGGAACAGCTCTCCCTTCCCACCAATGTTTCATTCTTCTCGTATCTGCATTTCCCAAAAACGGTGATAACCCACTTCCGTTGTCTTTATATATTTTTAGAGTCCCTGTTTCGTCATCGATAATTAGACTTCCACAAACATCATTTTTATGCATTAATGCGTATTGACTCATAGCAATGCCTCCCATTCTCGTTTTTCATTATCATAATCTTCAATCATCATTTCAGGTACTTGTTTCCGATAACAATCATATAAATCTTGACACATATTTTTTAGAGTGAGCAACATTAAATCTTCATTATTATCTAGTATATGCAACTCTATTCCACTATTCGTTACTTTCCAATAATATCGATATCCAAGATAAGTTCCTTTTCCGTTTTCGAGAAAAGCAATGTTGTTCAGAATCTCATCTATATTGCAATTCAAATATAAACTAAGCTTATATACTGTTTCTGCTGCTTTGTTGTTAATATTTTTCTTATCATTGATCAATTCATTCAATGTTGTATATGGAATTCCACTCTCTTGACTGATTTTATATATGCTTTTCCCAGTTTCTTTTATTTTTTTCTTTAAACGGTCATTCATTGATTATCACTCCTTTGTGTTCATTATAACGCAATTACGTTATATGTCAAGTAAAGTCTAAAAGAAAAGAGACCACATGAATGCGATCTCTCTTCTGTTTTTTAGTTATGATTCCTTATCTCCCAAAGTTTGATACCTCTCATATTGCAAATGAATCCCAAAAGATCCGATTTCTCAGAAAGGAACTTCTCATACTGGCGACGTTCTTTGATATCTACAGGATCCCAGCCTTGTTCCTCCATAATTTCTGCCTGGCTTCCGAGACAAGCATCTACAGAATCATAATACGCTTCTTTCAGTTTCTCATCTGACATTAATGCAGCTTCCTGAAAGATCATGTTTTTCTCTGATTTCTTCATATTGTTTCCTCCTGCTAATATCCGATATATACCGGAAATCCATCAAAATCGTAGTTTCCATACTCTGTTTCGTTATCCATGTCTTCGATTACCTCAGATACATTCCGAATCAGATTATCATAATCGTAATCTAATTCTTCAGCAGCATCCAATGAAATAAAACCAATAGCACAACTACTGTTTGCCTGCACTTCGATTGGAATTACCTGTTCGCATTCGAGCCTGCCGACAAGTTCTGTGATCTCTTCTATTGTAATCCCTTCATCTAACGGCTTTTGAACGAATGCGGCTTTTGGAATGACACGATTTTCTTCGACCTTCGTTTTGTCTGTAACGATTCCACCATGATCGAATCCATCGAATTTAGCAATCCAGAACCGATCGCATCCGTTTGCGTCTTTTTCAATGTTAAAATCATTTGCGTCAAGTGGTGTTCTCTGTTTTACTTCTTCACAAACAGGAGAAAATATATTTACCATATATCTTCCGCATTTTGGACACATGAGGTAATTTCTTCCCAAAATCATCCGAAATTTAAGCTCGCATCCGCAACCACAATTTCCAACTATATCACCAAACGGACTCATTGGTAACTTCCAGTTAAGATGATCGCAAGCTTCTTTAAAACTCATTACTTTGTAATCAGTAACATCTTGTAATCTTTTCTTTTCCATACTTCACTTTTCCTCCTTTATTTCGTATGCTTTGTTTTTGTACTCTAAATATGGGTTCAACTCTTCGCATACAAAACAACCGGAGGTACACAAAAGCCTACTCCACTAAATTGGAATAGGCTCTTTCGTTTGCTTCTTATTTGTTTTTCAATTCCTTTCTATATTTTTTGCTGTATCTGTCTAAGATTTTGCAAACAATATAGGTATTTGTCTGTTGTTCGTTTTCAGGTATGGTGTCTTCCGGAATATCCAAATACTCAGCCAGAAAACACAATGCTTTCTGAGCGTCCATTGGTGGGTTGCAGAGACCGTAATCTTCCTGCTTTGCAAGCCAGTCTGTTATCGTTTCTGTCTGATCTTTCTTGTCTTTAATGATCCAGAACCGCTCATTTCCTTCCTCGTCTTTCTCGATGTCAAGCATTGAACGACAAGCCGGATTCAAAGAAATCAGACTTGACATTTGTTTTCCGCAATTACCGCATCTTAATTTTTGTACACCAATTACTCCAGTATACTCAATTTTGCTGTTACCGCAGTCACAGGATACTGGGTAAACTTCGTCATCCTCTGTGAGAGTCCAATTTAACGCTTTTGCAGCTTCTTTGAAACTCATTACTTTGTGATCCGTCATATCTTTCAATCTTTTCTTTGCCATACTTTTTGCCTCCTTTACTTTCGTATGCTTTGTTTTTGTTATCCTAAATATGGGTTCGATTCTTCGCATACAAAACAACCGGAGGCAAAAAGAGAGACCAACCAATTGGTCAGTCTCTGTTTCTTGTTAGTCGACTTTAATTCCAGTACATTCGTAAAAAATATCAGGATCAAAGTTTGGAATCGCCTTGATGATTTCTTTATCGTCTATATCAAGACTATCCCACCACATCTGACAACATTCAGACATATCAAGCTCCTTAAGATATCCACCTGTTGTCTTATATGTTGAGTGTGCTACTTTTTCTTCATCCGTCATGTCGTCTGTACTCACCCATTCAGCGGCACTCTTTGGTATCTGTATCAGTAATTCCCTGGCCTTTGAGTCTAACCAATCCTGATAGGTCATATCTGACGGTTTGTCGAACAACATGATTTTGTGTTCTTTTACATTGAAACAACCTGCGTTGAAAGATGAATTGTTAAAATCCCCAGTATTGAAGCTTCCGCTGTTCATATTCCCGGTGTTTCTGTCCCCGGTGTTTCCACTTCCGGTGTTGCATTCCCCGACGTTGCAGTTTCCGGTGTTCCAGTCCCCGATGTTCCTGCTTCCGGTGTTGCAGTCACCGGTGTTACAATTCCCGTTGTTCCAATCCCCAGTATTCCAATCCCCGGTGTTGAAGTCACCAGTGTTACAGTGCCCAGTGTTCCTGCTTCCGGTGTTCCTGTTCCCAGTGTTCCTGTTTCCGTTGTTCCTGCTTCCGGTGTTCCAGACCCCAGTATTCATGTCTCCGGTGTTTCCTAATCCTGTATTATCTTTTCCAGTATTTACGATTGTTAAGAGTTCCATCCAAGGAATCTCTCTTACAATATGGATTTTATTTGTGCAGGACTTGTCGCCGTCTGTTCTTACCTCACCATAAGCAATGACTTCGGCAACTTTGTTGTTGCTGTCAAATTTGTAATAATTGAAGCAGTCGGCAGCCTTTTCGCAAAAGTGAAATCCTCGGTCACAGCAACTTGGGTTAACATCTTCCTCAAATGTTTTTCCTACCTCATACTGAAAATTTCGGCAAGTCCAGTCTGGATTAAATACTTTAAATCCATGTACTGGTTCGCGATTTGTTACATTATTACTCATTTTTCGTTTCCTCCTTTTTGTGTGCTAAATTTATTTGTTATCCTAAATATGGTATTAAGTACTTGCACACAAATACTTTGGAAACGAAAAGAGAGACCAACCAATTGGTCAGCCTCTGTTTTTCGTTAGTCGACTCTGATTCCAGTACATTCGTAAAAGACTTCAGAATCAAAGTTTGGAATCGACTTAATGATTTCTTTGTCTTTTGCAGCAAGATTATTCCACCACAACTGACCACATTCAGACTCGTCAAGCTTACTCATTTTTCGTTTCCTCCTTTTTGTGTGCTAAATTTATTTGTTATTCTAAATATGGTATTAAGTACTTGCACACAAATACTTTGGAGACAAAAAGAGAGACCAACCAATTTGTCAGTCTCTGTTTTTCGTTAGTCGACTCTTATTCCAGTACATTCGTAAAAAATATCTGGATCAAAGTTTGGAATCGCTCTGATGGTGTCTTTGTCTTTTGTTTCGAGATTGTTCCACCACAACTGACCACATTCAGACTCGTCAAGCACTTTCAGGTAACCGCCTGTTGTCTTGTATTCCGGATACTGTTCCTTTTCTTCATCAGTCATGTTGCCTGACCAAATCCATTCAACAACATCCTTTGGTATCTGCTTTAATAACCACCGTGCATCAGATTCACACCAGTCACTATAGGTCATATCTGACGGTTTATTGAACAGCAATATCTTCTGTTCTTTTGTATTGAAACAGCCAGTATTAAAAGATGACTTGTTCCAATCCCCCGTATTCCAGTTGCCAGTGTTCCTATCCCCAGTGTTATTATTTCCTGTATTCTTGTACCCGGTGTTGTTGTTCCCGGTGTTCCAATACCCGGTATTCCAATCCCCTGTGTTGTAGTTTCCGGTATTGTCGTTTCCGGTGTTCCTGTCTCCGGTGTTCCTGTCTCCAGCGTTACAAATCCCGGTGTTCCTATTCCCAGTGTTCCTGTCCCCAGTGTTACAGTGCCCGGTGTTTTTGGTCCCGGAGTTCCTGTTCCCGGTATTCCAGTTTCCTGTGTTCCTGTTTCCAGCATTACAGTCCCCTGTGTTCCTGTTCCCGGTGCAATTCTTTCCAAGATTGATGATTCGCAACACTTCATCCCAAGGAATTTCACGCACTATTTCAAGTTTGTCGGTACAGGACTTGTCACCTACTGTCAGCACCTCACCGTAAGCAATGACTTCTGCAACCTTGTTTTCACTGTCAAAATCATAATAATTGAAGCAGTCAGCAGCAGTCTGGCAGAAGTGCATACCATGACAACAAACCTCAAGTTTTCCTTCTTCTTCAAACTTTCCAGGACAGGTATATTGTTTTGGTTTAGCTCCTGCTGGTCTACAGGTCCAATCCGAATCAAAAACCTTATATCCATGTACTGGTCCACTTATTTTTGTTACTTCACTCATTTTGTTTCCTCCTTTTCGGTGTGTGTAATTGTTTGTTATCCTAAATATGGAATGAATGGATTTGTGTTGTAAGTTTTCATACACATACAAAAAGAACCCGCATAAAGCGAGTCCTTCTGTTTGTTTCTGTTTTAGATTCCAAGATCGAATTTCATCTGTGGATTCTTCTTTGCAATTTCTTCTCTTGGATATCCGATCAGTTTAAAATCATCGATCGTGAAATCGAAAAAGTTTGTTTTCTCTGTATCCAGAACAAATCTTGGATCACAATCAATTGTATTTCGATTAAAAACGATTTCTTTTGCCTGACTCAAATGTCTTTCATAAATCTGAACGTTTTCACTTACATGTGTGAATACGCCAGGTTCGTATCCACAATGTTTTGCAACCATCAACTGAAGCGCAACATACTGCATCTCATTGATTGAGGCGGATACGATAAAGTCACTGGACCGCTGATTCATGAGCATATCCAGATACAATTTACCGTCGATTCCTCTTCTTACATTCCAGATCGTTTCATAACAACATGGATTCAATCCTTTGGTTGTTCCTCCTGTTTCGTCTGAAAAATCGTCTTCCTGCCACATACACATGATATGACGGCGACCAAATGGATCGGCTGTTAATCCATCCAGTAACTTATTGATTAAGTTATGTCTTTTTACGGTTGCTCCATATCTGCAGCCGATTGTTCCGTCGCCAACATCCCATTGGTCCCAATATTTGATACCAAGATCATGAAGATCTGACAGTTTGTTGCTCTGCATCTGGTAAATCCATAAGATTTCTTTGACTGCTGATTTCCACGCGATCGGTCTCAAAGTCAAAATCGGGCACTCACCTTTTGCTAAGTCGTATCTGGTAACAACATGGTTAATGGATAACGTATGAGCCGGGACATAAACGGTTACATCTGAGCCGTTTGTAAATGCAGTTCCTTCTTCAATTTCGATCTTGTTTCCGTCTTCTGTGATCACATATTTGCAATCATCAGAAAGATGCGCATTATGATACATATCTTCATAATGTGGTCTCGGATTTTCGTCTCTGAATCCATTTTGCAGGATTTGGTAAAGAATCGCTTTCTGATTCTGATCTCCTACTGTTCCGAATGGACATGTTCTTTTTGTTTCTGACATATTTGTTTCCTCCTCTATTATGTGCTTTATTGCTTGTTATCCTAAATATGTGATAAGATGATTGCATGCAAAATAACCGGAAACAAAAAAAAAGAGACAACCACAACGGTTATCTCTTTGATGTGTTTTTAAATTTCATAATCGACCGCATCCTGTCGATCCATGAAGAAATGAATTCCAGGAGCGCATTCATTCCATCGATTATCATCAAAATCAGATACTTCTACGATTTTTCCAACGCGATAAATAAAACTAAAATCAAAATACGACTTTATTTCTTGTAATCCACTGTCAGATCCATCGATATTCTCGATCGCCAAGACCAATGCTTTACTACATCTGCATTTCTTTGTTGTTGCCGATGACCTCTTCGCATCTTCGCAAATCTGAAGTTTTACGATCTTTTTGTAGAATGCTTTCTTATAACCAATGAATGAACCAGTTTCCGGACATGCGATCGGGTAATCGATTTTTGTATCTCTAAGGTTTGCAAATCTAAGATCTGCTCCGTACAAATTTGCATAACTAAGATCTACCCCTCTAAGATCTGCATGATAAAAATCTGCTCCGCTAAGGTCTGTATGCCTAAAATTTACTTCGCTAAGATCTGCATAATAAAATGCTGCATCGTTCAAATTTGCATAACTAAAATCTGTATTTTCAAGATTCGCTTCGCACAGACTAGCACCTCTAAGATCTGTATTTCTAAGATTCGCTCTACAAAGATTCGTGTTATAAAGATTCGCTCTACAAAGATTCGTGTTATAAAAAATCGCATTTCTTAAATCTTTACGTGATAAATCCAAATCCATTAGATCCTGATGCGATAAATCGGCTTTCATGTTTTCCCATCCGTCAACATCCTTATTAAGATAATGCTGATGATTTTCGACGATCTTGTTTAATTGTTCCTGTGTCATACTTCGTTTCCTCCTTTTTAATATCATGATTTTTGTTATCCTAAATATGGATTTAAACAGTTGTATGTTAAGCTAAGCATATAGGAAGACTTGGAATACAAGCTTCGCGTTTAGAAAAAGACACCGCATACAATGATTATGGATCCTAGCTCTACAAACAACTCCAACAGATCCTGAAATTCAGATTCATGACCAGACAGATCAAAATCATAAAGGTATGCAATTGTGCTTATGAACAAAATCAACCCTGAAAACATAACTCCTAAGAGCAGAATTACTGCCATGTCCGATCCCTCCTTTTTCTATGACTTTGTTAACTATAATTAATAGGCTCACTTCTTGAAAACCTCGTCATAGAAAACACACAAAAAGAGCCAGATTATTCTGACTCTCTTCGTTTTTTATTATTCGTTTTCGCTACCATTTGGAAATAAAGATCCGACGTATCATGTTTCTGGACAATCAATCGGACAATTAATTTTTGCTCCAAAAAGATTTGCATTCCTAAAATCTGCTCCACTAAGATCTGCATACCTAAGATCTGCTCCACTAAGATCTGCATACCTAAGATCTGCTCCTCTAAGATCTGCATACCTAAGATCTGCTCCTCTAAAATCTGTATGCCTAAGATTTGCTTCTCTAAGATCTGCATGATAAAATTTTGCATCGTTCAAATTAGCATATCGTAAATCTTTATGTGACAAATCCAAACCACTTAGATCATAATCTGATAAATCTGCTTGCGTTTCCTCCCATTCGTCAATATCCTCATCGAGATAATGTTGATGGCATTTAATCATCTTATTTAATTGTTCCTGTTTCATACTTTGTTTTCTCCTTTTTAATATCATAATTTTTGTTATCCTAAATATGGGTTCTAGTAGTTGTATATTGAATTAAGTATATAGGAATACTTGAAATACAAAATTCATATCTGTCTCAGAAAACCTCGTCATAGGAAACATACAGAAAAAAGAGCCCGATTGTTCTGACTCTCTTTGTTTCCTGTTATTCGTTTTCGCTGCTATCTGGAGCCGCTATCGGGTGACTAAATGTACTGCAATTGGTTTATAATATCTTTATCATAGAACCAATTTGTTCATAAGCTTGTAGCATAATATTTTTCGTTTTCTACATACTTATTCCATTCTGTCACACGATTGACGGTTGCATCTTTCATTTCTCATATTCTGATTCATTTGCGAACTCTACGGCTTTACTTGCTGATATATTGTATCAAAATCAAAATTAATCCAGCAAGCAAAAACATTGTACTCCAATATTTAATAGTATAATTGTTTTTCGTATAACGATTTATAGTACGAATAATAAAACTTATAACAACAACCAAACACAAAAATAACATATTAATACCCTCCTTTTATTTATATATATATTGCTTTCTTAAATATGGTTTCTTTTGTTTATAATAAAGCTCACTTTTCGAAAACCTCGTCAGAAAACACACACAAAGAGCCCGCGAATATGGCCGACTCTCTTCGTTTTTTTTTCACTATTCGTTTTCGCCACCATCTGGACTTTCAATATCCCATTCCGGAATTTCAATATATTTCATAGCGTTTACAACTTTCTGGCTATAGTACCAGTTTGTCCATGGACTTGATGCCCAGTATTTACTACTATGAACATCTTGATTCCATTCTTTCACATCTTTGATAACCTGTACTTTGGATACATCTTCGTTGTTTGTGTTGGCTGCCTTTATCTCAGCAACAATTGCTTCATATTCAATTCTGTTATGAGCAATCTGCTGATTTACTCCAATATGCGAACATAGAATAAATACTCCGACACAAAGTAATCCGACAACACCAACTAGCATAAAAACAACCTGAGCGAAAAAAGTACAATCATCATTTTTATACTCAACCAAAATAAGTCTGAGTAAAATTCCAATAGCCAAACATGCAGTAAATATTAATGCTAATAACATATCTTTTGTCCTCCTTGAATATATGTTTATAATATATAAGGCTCACATTTCGAAAACCTCGTCAGAAAACACACAAAAAGAGCCCACCAATATCTTCGTTTTTTATTATTCGTTTTCGCCACCATCTGGACTTTCAATATCCCATTCCGGAATTTCGATATAGTCCATAGCATTAACTACTTTTTCGTTATAAAACCAATTTGTCCATGGATCTGAAGCTAGATGTTTTTTACTTAAGACATCTTCGTTCCATTTCTTTGTAATTTTAATAACCTGTGCCTTAGACATGTCTTCGTTGTCCGTACCAACAGCTTGCGCCTCCGTAATAATCGCTTCATTTTTGATACGATTTTGTTTAATCTGCTGGTTCACCCCAATATAATTACTTAAAATGATAAGAACAAAGAAAACAGTTGTTCCTGCAACTATAAAAACACAATCATTTTTATTACTATCATATGGACTTAGTAAAACAATTACTAAACAGCTAATACAAAATAATATTAACAACATATTTTTTTTCTCCTTTTGCATATGTTTACAATATACATAAGGCTCACATTTCGAAAACCTCGTCAGAAAACACACAAAAAGAGCCCACCAATATGGCAGACTCAATTCGTTTTTTTATTTGTTGCTGTCTGGAGTCGGAACGTTCCATTCCGGAACTTCGATGTACTCCATTTTGCCCACTACCTTCTGGCTATAACACCATGAAGTCCATGGACTAGATGCCAAGTATTTCTGACGATAAACCTCTTTGTTCCATTCGTTCACGTCTTTGATAACTAAGACTTTTGATACGTCCTCGTTATCTGAGTTAACAGCCTGAACCTCGGCAATAATTGCCTCGTATTCAAACTGATTCTTTGAGATCTGTTTGGTCGCCTCAACGTGGGAACACAGGATTATACATCCTGTGATGAGAAACCCCAAAGATCCGACAAAGAGCGACAATATTTCGAAAACAGCGACAGCTGTGATCTCATCATCTCCGAATTTATATAGCAAAATTCCAGAAACTAAAAGTACAACAAAAATTAAAAAGATAATCATAATTCAATTCCTCCTTTGAATGTGTGTGTGATTTTATTGGTTACTCTAAATATGGTATGCGTCATTTTCATATAAAAAAGAAAAAGAACCCACACATGTCTGTGCATGTATGGATTCTGTTCTTTTCGTACGTTTGAATCAGTTATAAATAAATCAAGTTTCTAGCTCTTTCAAAGCGAAGTATGCTATCGTAATGATTCATTTTAACGTATCCCGGATCGAGATCATAAACTTTGTTATCAACAATGGCAATAACTTTTTTGATCTTTGTATCCTCTTTCAGTTTGAAGATCACATCATATGGTGTTGGATTTTTGCTTATGCCACATCCTGAATTCATTATTGGGAATTCCTTACTGTCGGCAACCAAACATAATGAGTTCGGATATTTCTTTGATAATGTCAGATAAGCGATCGTTCTGCTATCACTATCCGGCAATACAACCTGCATATCGTATCCAATCTGTGAGTCGCTCCAATCCATGTTTAAGAATTCGTCTCTTGTCATAATACTTTCCTCCTTGTATGTATGCGTTTGTTTTGTTATCCTAAATATGGTATTCATAATTCGCATACAAAACAAAAGAGCCTGCCAATAGGCAGACTCAATTTGCTTTTAGTACAATATTAGATATACAAGACTACATATTACTGTTAGAGCCCCAAACATAAGACTATAAACTGCAGAAATTGATGATATTCGTGATATTATTTCGTCTTCCACAATGCCGTCTTTCCTTTCTATTGCGACTGTTAAAAGATATACAATTTCCGAAATCGAAAAAATCATATCTAATATTTTAATAATTGTTAATAACATTGTATTTCCTCCTTTTCGTGTATTATTTGTTATCCTAAATATGGGATTTATGATTCGCATACAAAACAAAAGAGCTACCACGTCGGTAACTCCTTTTGTTTCTCTTTTTAGCCTGTAAATCCACCTGTGTTAACTCTCAGACAATACTTGAAATTATCTTTGATCAGTCTGTTGATCGTCTGACGGATCTCGGTAAGGTCGTCTTCTGGATACAGTATCAGCATCTGATATAGCTTTTTGACTGGGATTCCCTCTTCAATATTAACGTCATAGTCATCGCAGAATGAATACGCTCCCTGATTTCCAATCATTTTTAGAATATCTTTTCGTTCTTCTTTTGGCATGTCCGGATAACATAATTTTGGAATTACAGGGACTAATAACTCTCCGGTTACTTGAATAGCTTCTTTAAGCGCATCAAGATACTCTTCGTCTGTATTCTCGCTATCCAGTTCTGTATAATATCTGGCACAATAAGTACAGAATTCAGATAATCCCCACATATAGTTATATCGAAGTTTGTTGAGTATGATTTTACTTGGCTTCACTGTAAAAATATCCACAATGTACTCTGGCGGAATGACACCATCGTAATTGTATTCATCAGATACATTTCCCTGGTCGACTAATTCCATTTTGTCTTCGTCTGGAACCGCAATTTTGATCACAGTATTCGTTCCAAGCATGATTGACCAGGCATCAATACTACTTTCGGAACACAAACAAAGTCTTTCTTCTTTGTCTCCGATTGATTTTGACCGTTTTCCAAGCATTGGTTTCAATCCTTCTTTCTGGATCGTGCTAACAAATTCTGGCTGTGTCAAATGATAATAGTAATTCATTTCGTTTCCTCCTTTTTCGTATGCAGTATGTTTTGTTATTCTAAATATGGAACTAAGATGTGCATACGAATGAACGGAAACAAAACAAATCAAAACAAAAAGAGCTACCGTATTGGTAACTCCCTTTGTTTTTAGTTAGTTAAGATCCACTGTATATGCAATTGGATACCAGTTCCATCCAGGTCTAACTTTTGAACAATAATAGTTCATAAGTGTTTCTGGTGTACGTCCTAACTTTCCATAGTCTTCCGATTCACACAAAACAGAATGAGTTTCCATGATTTCGTTCATAACCTGACAGATATGAACATAAACGTCATCTGTAGCAACAATAATAATCGGTGTTGTTTCATCCCCTTCATCAAATTGGAAATTAAGATTAATTGGTATAATATTCATTTCGTTTCCTCCTTTTTCGTATGCAATATATTTTTGTTATTCTAAATATGGGACTAAGACGTGCATACGAATGAACGGAAACAAAGCAAAACAAAAAGAGCTACCATGTTGGTAACTCTCTTCGTTTTCAGTTATTTTGTTACACTTTCCGGAATCTCAATGTGTTCCATCGCTTCAATAACTCTCTTGTTGTACAGCCAGTTTGTCCACGGATTTTTTGAGTCCATTTTGTGCGTTTTCTACTTTTTCGTTCCATTCGTTCACGCACTCAATGATTATTTCTTTCTCTTCATAAGCTGGATTCTCTTCCAGCAAACAAACACTTGCAGACAACAATGCGTATTCCTTATTATTGTTTGCAATATCCGAATCCGCACTATTATGCTGATTCCAGATCGACTCAAACATTAATGTAAGCCAAATGAAACCCAATACTAAAAACAGACTACCGAAGAAAACACCTGCATTCTTCTTCTTTGTTTTCCTCTTTTGGATAACGCTGATTGCAATGATAGCGATTCCGATAACAATAAATACGATTCCCATTAATACCATTAACATAATTTGTTTCCTCCTTTTTCGTATGCGGGTTGTTTTGTTATCCTAAATATGGAACTAAGACGTGCATATAAATGAACGGAAACAAAGCAAAACAAAAAGAGCTACCATATTGGCAACTCTCCTCGTTTTTCGATTATTTAATCATGTTTTCCGGAATCTCAATGTATTCCATCGCATCAATAACTCTCTTGCTGTACAACCAGTTTGTCCACGGACTTTTAAGATATCGTCTCCCGTTATCTACTTTTTCGTTCCATTTGTTGACGCTTTCAATGATTGCATCTTTTTCTTCATAGTTCGGATTCGTTTCTAACAAACAGACACTTGCAGATAATAATACGTATTCATTGTTATTGTTTGCAATATCAGAATCCGCACAGCTATGTGCTTCTAATATTATCAAAGCCATCGTCATTACCCATGTGATTCCAACTACCAAAGCAAAGCTACCTACACACAAAGCACCCATTTTGTTTTTCTTCGCTGTTTTATTTTGGATAACTCCGATCCAGATGACAACAAATCCTACAACAACAAACATAATTCCTAATAATGTAAATAACATTTTCGTTTCCTCCTTTTCGTATGTAATATGTTTTGTTATCCTAAATATGGAACTAAGATGTGCATACGAATGAACGAAAACAAAACAAAAAGAGCTACCGTGTCAGTAACTCTTCTCGTTTTCGGTTATTTAATCAGGTCTTCCGGAATCTCAATGTATTCCATTGAGTCGACTATATTCTTGTTCCATAACCAGCTGGTCCACGGATCTTTGAGATACTTTCTTCCGTTGTCTACTTTTTCGTTCCAGTTGTTCACACTTTCGATGATTGTATTCTTTGCTTCATCATCCGGATTCGATTCTAGCAAACGAATATTCGCACACAACATTACGTATTCTTTCTGATTGTTTGCTATCTCCGAATCCTCTTTCATACGCTGCAATCCAATGACCTCGAATACAAATGCCATCCATGCAAATCCAACCGACAGAAATACAATTCCAAGGTATTTGCCTACTTTCTTGAATTTTGGAACCTTAATACAGAGCCAGATGATAATAATTCCAATAACTATTAATACAATTCCAGTCAATGTAATCAACATAATTTGTTTCCTCCTTTTTTTTTGTATGCGGGTTGTTTTGTTATCCTAAATATGGACGAAATAAGGGCATACTAAAGATGGGAAACAAAATGATATAAAGAAAAGCCACACTTTGTTCTCTGTTGTGTGACTTTTCTTGGTATGAGGTGTATCGGACTAATCGGTTAATGCTGTGTTACTAAACGGATTAGTTCCCAATGTTACGTTGTTACCAAATGCTGTTGTTAGTGTTGATTTGCTTGTATATGTCTGTCCTTTATAGGTTACAGATGCTAAACTTATACAATCATTAAATGCCCCATTTCCAATGCTTGTTGCTCTATCTGGTATTGTGATTGAGGCTAAACTAATACAACCACTAAATGCACCTGATTCAATACTTGTTACGCTGGTTGAGACTGTAATTGATGTTAAACTAGTACAACGTGAAAATGCACTGTCTTTAATGTTTGTTACACTGTTTGGAATTGTGATTGCTGTTAGACCAGAACAACGAGAAAATGCATGGTCTCCAAGACTTATTACACCGTCTGGTACGGCAATTGAGGTTAAATTGGAACAACCGTAAAATGCATAACTTCCAATACTTGTTACACCGTTTGGTACTGCAACGTCTGTAAGCGAAGAACAATTATAAAATGTATTATTGCCAATACTTGTTATACTATCCGGTATCGTAATGTTTGTTAATGACGAACAACCATAAAATGCGTAATTTCCAATACTGGTTACGCTGTCTGGCATTACAATTGATTTTACTTCCGGTTTTGCCTGTAGTACGGAATACGCAGACGCTGGATCAGTTTTATAATTATTAAATGCATAGTCTTTACCTACATCGATTCCACTCTCTTCCCAAGTACAAACCATTTTTCCATCTGCATCATACAATCCTGCTACTAATTCTTTATTGATTCCGATCGCAAACTCAAAATTTCCTGACCAATCACCAGACGTAAGTTCGTTTGCTACAATATTACCTGTCGTGCTGCCACCATCCGGTAGATTCACCTGATCGGCTGCAAACTCTGTAATATCCTGTGTAATAGTTCCAGTGACCGCAGCCTTTCCATTCGAATCAGTCAATTGCAGGGTCGCATCAGGAGTAACAGTAACCGTCTCATTCCCGGAAATGTCACCATTTACTTTGACGCCATAAGTTGCACTCTTATTCTGTCCTAAAGTAATCGTCTTCGGAATGGTTACAGTAAAAGCGGAATCCTGTTCATATGTGATAGTTGCTCCCTGAGTACCTGTCGTTGTCGTTTCCTGTGTTGTGTTGTCCGGGTTTTCGGCTGCCAATGTTGGAATCGTAGGTGTCATCGTCATGATCGCAGCCAGAACAAGCAGACAACTCACTGCTTTTCGTTTCATAATATTTCGTTTCCTTTCTTTGTGTTCAAAACTAAATTGTTTACGAGTAACAGCCTAAATATGGTCGAAACACAAACAGAGGAAACGAAAAAGAACCGGAAACAAAACAATCTGTCTTCAAAATAGACAAAACCATAAGTATATCTTATAATGATGTATGTCAGTGATAACAAATACGAATACAACGGAGGAATTTGAAGTATGGGAAACTATTATGATACGAAATGTTTAGACTGTGAGTATGAATTTCATGCTATATACGGTCGACCTGGCAACAGTCAGAAAGAAAACAAAGTTGTGAAGTCAATCGAAGACGGTAACAGAACCGATGAACTCGCACTTGTGTACAAAACAATGGAACGCCCACGAATTGAAGTAAATTCGGTCCCGTTCTTTTGCAAACACTGTAGAAAACTCTTCACTTATGACGTAACTCTTGTTTGCGGAAAATATGGGACCTACGAAGAAAAGGTCGCACATTGTCCGGACTGTAATGAGATTTCCTACCTGCCGATCCCACAAACAGTATTCATGAAACAAGAAAAGGGATCCTGCTGCCCGTGTCCGAAATGCAACGGGTACGGATTTGTGGTTATAAAGTCTGGGATCTATGATTAACGGACACAAAAAGAGCATTTTCCATACAGAAAAGAACCCGTACACAAATCTGTGTATAGGTTCCTTTTCTGTCTGTTACTCTACTTTGATTCCTGTGCATTCGTAGAAAATCTCAGGGTCGAAGTTCGGAATCGCCTTAATAGTATCCTTATTTGCATCCGAAAGATTATCCCACCACTTCTGCGCGGTTTCGGAATTATCAAGCACTTTAAGATAACCACCTGTTGTTTCGTAGGTTGGATGTTCACGTTTCTCTTCATCCGTCATAGCACTCTTATATACCCATTCAACAATATCCTTTGGCATCTGATTTAACAAATAATTTGCCCATGATCCTAGCCAACGACGAAATGTCCAATCCGATGGTTTGTTAAACAACATAATTGTTTGTTCTTTTGTGTTGAAACAGCCGGTATTAAAAGATGATTTGTTCCAATCCCCGGTATTACTGTCTCCGATATTCCTTTTTCCGGTGTTCTCGTTTCCGATATTACTATCTCCAGTATTCTCGTCTCCGATATTACTATCTCCTGTGTTCTTGTATCCAGTGTTACCGTTTCCGGTGTTCCAATTTCCTGTATTGAAATCTCCAGTGTTGCCGTCCCCAGCATTACCTGTTCCAGAATTCCAGTATCCAGAACTCCAATCTCCAGTGTTTTCGTTTCCTGCATTACAGTTTCCGGTATTGCCTATCCCTGTGTTTTCTTTTCCAATGTTTACGATTGTCAAGACTTCTATCCAAGGGACCTCTCGTACAATCTGGATTTTGTTTGTGCAAGATTTATCCCCATCTGTGTCTAATTCTCCAAGTGCAATTACTTCTGCAACTTTGTTTTTTGGATTAAAAGCGTAATAGTTAAAACAGTCAATAGCTTCTTTGCAAAAATGAAACCCTCTACCACAGCAACTCGGTTTAACATTTTCTTCAAATGTTTTTCCAACCTCATACTGAAAATCTCTACAGGTCCAGTCTGGATTAAACACCTTGTATCCGTGTACAGGTTCATTATTTATTACATTATTACTCATGTTCAGTTCCTCCTTTTTCGTATGCGTTTGTTTTTGTTATCCTAAATATGGAACCGAACGTTCGCATACAAAAAGAGCCAACCGTGAAAGGTTGACTCTTCTTGTTTTTGTTAACACTTCTTTGCAAAGAAAAAAGAACCCGTACACAAATCTGTGTATAGGTTCCTTTTCTGTCTCTTTTACTTGGATTCTTCAGATTTAATCAGATTTCTTTCTTTTGAATCTTTTTTTGCAAGAATTTTCTTATCAATCTCTGCGAATACAGGCTCCAATTTCAAAAGCAATTCGTATCCAGGTTCTCCCGGTTCAAACGGTCTGATTGTTTCATCCATGATCATATACTTGTTTTCGCTCATTGTCATAACTCCTTTCGCAAATGCTTGAATTTAATCAGTTTTTCTTTTTCGGTTAGCGTCTCATTCTTTTGATAAATATGAGATAAAGTTAATGATTGTGCCGTTTTCACATCAGAGATATACGTTTTTACTTCTTGAAAATAGTTTTCGTATTCTTCTAATATTTTGGGACTTACGTCAGACACTACGTATATATCTCCATCATGACACGCAATTATTGAAAACTTTACTTTCGGTTCATCTAAAAATGTTGTTAAATCCTTGAATGATGGTCTAACATTTAACGAATGATTATGTATGATTATAACATCATCCTTACAGTTCTGAACTAATGCATACTCTTTTTCGTTAAATCCAGTTCCTGATATTGTCCCACTTCCAAGTCTAGTAATATTATCAACAACAAGATCACCGGTTCTTGCATTGACCGCAATCATTCTTTCAGACTCCTGACCATCTACAAATTCTAGCAATCTGCCAGTTTCTCGATACAATCCCTCTCGTACCGGCTTACTAATCTGTAACATTTCGAGATTATCAAACAAACGATGATACTCAATTGAATTTACAAACGTTCTGTCTACTGAAAAAGCATTTGTTTCTAATTTTCGAGATATTAGTGACTGTTCGTGTTCAAGTTGTTCCATTAACATCTTTTCATCTCTGTCTGGGCCTTGACTATCATAACGATCGTCCTCGAACACATCATCAAATACATCGTCTTCGAAATCCATGTTTTCTACCTCCTATTATATCATATTGTTCACAATTAATACAATAAAAGGATCTCTCGTTTCTCCTCTTATTGTGTAATTGTTTTTGTTATCCTAAATATGGGTTTTATGAATATGTTATAGGTCTCGAAAACCATACAAAAAGAGCCAACCATCAAAGGTTGACTCCCATTGTTTTTGTTAACACTCTTTTATCTCGAGTAATTCGAGCTGTTTTGCTACGTCCATCCATCCATGCGAGCATCCAGTGAAGTCTGAGATGTAATCCTCCATATTTGTCTCGTCATACATTTCAAAGCTAAATTTGAAACTACGGATCTCGTCATCAGAATAGATGTCAGTACCATCATACATATCTTTGAAAATAACACTTAATAGAGTAGTTTCAGCAAATGTACGCTCGATACTGTCTTTGTCTGTTCCGTATCCGTATTTCTTCCAGATATCATCGAAAGCACGTCCGGCACCTATTTTTACTTTGACAACCAATCCGTATTCGCTCTTTTTGTTTCGTTTCATATACAGGTTAAAAAATTCGATATCTTCCTGTAACGCAAACAATTTCTTATAATACTCATCCATTGTCATGCCTGACTTCTTAATAAGCTGTCTCAGTTCGTTAGTTGATAATTTGTTCATTTCGGTTTCTCCTTTTCGTATGCGTTTGTTTTTGTTATCCTAAATATGGAATCTAACATTCGCATACAAAAAGAGCCAACCCGAAGGTTGACTCTCATTGTTTTTGTTTACGAACTAGCTGCAGACTAGATCTCAGTTACCAGTTTGATAACAGGACCTCTGTCTGTCTCTCTGTATGAGAATCCGACTACGTTCTGCTTCTCATCACCGAAGTAATAAGTTGCAGTTTTGGTCTCTTCGTCATACTCCTTGCCGCAGTAAACGGTGTGACCTTCCAGAGCCTCTACGATCTTCGGATCTTTTAAGATCTTCATACCGTATTTGTCTGCTCTTACAAAGATCTGGTCTTTGTCGAATACAGTTACAGAAGGAGCACTCTTTGTAGATCCACCAAGGTATACTTTCGCATCCATGGAGTTTACAAGGTAGGTTCCAACTTTTCTGCCGTCCATTGTGAACAGGCGAATTGTTGGCTGTTCCTCATCTGTAAGGTATCCGTCATCGTCGATTGTGTCTTTGGTTACAACAACTAAATCTTTACGACCTGCCTGCTCTACCATGCGGACACTTTCGATAGGAACCGCAAATCCGGAACCAGAATCGCCGAACTCTTTGAGGTATGCATTGTAAGCATCTTCAGAATCCTCGTCATCCTCATCAAGATCTTCCTCGTAGCAGAAATCCTCATAGTCCATAACCTTGCCGTTATCTCCGAAGAATGATACGCCTCTTACGGTTGTATCTTCTCCAGTACCGGTTGCCATGATCTGGATGAGATCGCTGGAGCAGATCTCTTTGACATCTGTTACCTTGCCATCCTTATCTTTGATCTCAACTGGTGTGATCACCGTTTCAATAAAGTAAGTGCGGTCATCGATAACAACCGCCTTTGTGTTGGCTGGGACTGTGAATCCTGCGTCCTTGAATGTTCCAACGAAGTCCGGATCGGCAGAAAACTGAGCATTGAAGGTATAAACCTCAAGTTCCTCATCTTCTGGCTCTCCAACTCCAAGGATTACCAATCCAGGAACCGCACCAAGTACCTTCTGAGCTTTGATGCTGCCAAGGGATACTGTTGGTCCGTTATCGATCACTAAATCCCCGTCTACGATTGCTGCATCTGCTGTCGGTTTCGGGTTCGGATTGTATTTGAAGTGTGCAAACATTGTGTTAATGCCGCTTAATACAATCTCGTTGGAATCTGTAGTACCGTCCTCAAGGATCTTTGCGACCTTGATAGCACCTGACTCCGCATCGTACTCAGTAATACGATATAACGCGTCATCATTACTCATAGTAACTTCAATACCAACGACCTCTCTACCTGCTGTTGCTGCCTGTTTTACGATTTCCATAAGTTTCATAATGTTTTCCTCCGTTTTGGGTAAGATATTTTATGATTGTAACAACGCATGTTTCATATTCTACACAGACCGTCCACCCAGATGTTCACGCCTCATTAGGTCGCTAGTGACTCGGTGTCCTTTCATTGTCGTCTTCTTTTCCTGTGCTCCATGAATCATTGCATTTGTTTACATTCCTAAATATGGTATGGACGGATGCAAACTAAAACGAAAAAGGATTTACCGTTTGAACAATCATAAAGAACTGAATCTCATGGAATTCTATTATCTGGACAATCGAGTAGGAGGGAATTTATTAAATCCCCGTCCTCTCACACCACCGTGCGTACCGTCCGGTACACGGCGGTTCAATCAACTTAACAAGCAACGTACCTTTCGGTGTAGTAATCTAACATTGAGACTAATCCAAATGAGGTTAGTCTCTTTGTGGTTATCGCCTTTTGTATCCATCCATTATGAGCCAGCCTGGCGTACCTATCTCCACAGTATGCGATGTTATACGCTGCCCATCTTGGCACATCAAGTTTCATTAGATTCTTTGCCCTGTTTTGTGGGGTTTTCCAATGTTTCCATATGCACATACGAAGTCTATATCTGATGTTTCCGTCAAGTTCTCTGCAAAGCTTTTTCATACTTCCTATCTTAAAATAGTTAGTCCATCCTCTAATAAGTTGGTTAAGCTTCTCCACTTTGTAGCTGTTGCTTACGCCCCAGCTACGACAAGTGAGCTCTTTCATTCTTTTCTTAAACTTTGCTACTGATTTTGCATGTGGTTTTGCCTTGTACTGGTGTGCTATCAAATCAAAGTAGAAACCGAATCCAAGGTATTTGAGTCCCTGTGGCTTATCTACTCTGCTCTTGGTCATGTTTACCTTAAGTCCTAGTTTTTCTTCAATAAATCGTGAAATATTTCTCATAACTCTGTTGGCTGACATTTCACTTCCGACCATGATTATACAGTCATCTGCATATCGTACAAAGTTAAGCCCTCGTTTTTCCATTTCCTTATCAAGTTCGTTTAACATAATGTTTGCCAATAATGGCGAGAGATTTCCTCCTTGTGGTGTTCCCACAATAGAATCCTCATATTCGCCATCAATCATGATTCCGCTGACAAGGTATTTTCTGACGATTGAGATAACATCCCCATCTTTTATTGTTCTACCTATGATAGTCATGAGTTTGTCATGATTTACTGTGTCAAAGAACTTTTCCAAATCAATATCTACAATCCAGTCATTACCGTCATTCATCCTATCAAGTGCTGTTAGGATTGCTTGTTGTGCACATCTATTCGGTCTGAATCCATAGCTATGGTCATGAAACTGTTCCTCATAGATTGGAGTTAATACTTGTGCAATGGCTTGTTGTACAAATCTGTCTGTTACTGTTGGTACTCCCAGGTTTCTGACACCGCCATCAGGCTTTGGTATCTCCACTCTTCGTACTGGTTGAGGTTTATACTTTCTTGTCCTCAACTGTTCCTTGATGATTTCTCCGTTCTCAGCAAGATGTTCTTTGAGTTCTGTGTACTTCATTCCGTCCACTCCCTCTGCACCTTTGTTTCGTACGACTTGCAGATATGCTCTGTTAAGGTTATCACTAGATAATATCTGCTCCATTAGACTACTTGTGTCCATGCGTTCTTTCCTTTCCGTCTCGCTTGATTTGACCACCCTTTTCCCGATTGGTTACGGCAGATGTTGCCATTTCTGCAATACGAGACATACTCAAACTTATTGATTGTTCGCCCCTTTGCTCCGTCTCCATTACAGAGACTTCTTCACTACTATGGGCTCGGCTGACTTCTCACAGTTCGTTGTTACTAGGCTAATGGAACCTCTGTGAGATCTCCACGCTTAAGGTGCACACTCTTTCTCTCCATATATCCGCCACATTTACTCTGCTACTACAAATGTGATAGTTATTAGACTTCATTGTCTTTTGCCAACTTGTCTCTCATAGCTTAGCCTTATATGTGATTTCTGTCCGTCGGACCAGAGATTTGCTTACAGCTTCCTTCAGATTCCACCTCACAATGGACACCCTTGCTGTTCAG